TGTCTTTCTCCAAGTATGTAATTTTCACCTTGGACTAATTTGATTCTAATTCCGTCAAACATAAAACATCTAAATGGCTTATCCAAGTCTTCTATATAAGTTTGTGTTTGCAAAGGAGTATCACTGTGAAAGTGGGTTTCCTTTAAATTTTGTACGTTTGTTTCTATTATTTTAAATTTTTTCATTAATATGAAGTTAAATTATTTAATTCTGTGTTTGTGAAAGCTTTATCAAATACTGCTATAGTTTTAAATCTTCCAGAGCTATCTCCACTTCTATTTATTACTAATTTATCAAGTGAGTCTACTGGTCTAGTATTAGTAAAGAAAAAATCAGAACCATTACAACTAATGTTGTAATCTAAATCCTTAATGCTTACAGCTACTTTAGCCATTTTATTACTATTAAAATAATCACTATTTATTACTATTTGGGGAAATGATACAAAAGAATTACCGGTAGAGGTAAATGCCTCCACCCGTACTAATGATCCGTTTGTAGGAGTATAATTCATAACTATTTGAACATAATTAGTTTCATCTGAAGAATCAACTAATGCTATTGCAAAATCATTTGAAGTTGCACTACTACTATTAGCCATAGGTGTATAATTAAAAGCACCTTCTACATATAAAGTACCTTCTGTTAAAACCCCCCCAGGTAATGAAGAAGATAATGGAAAATCTGGTATTGCTGTATTATTTGAAGTAAAATGGAAAGGAACCATTCTAGCGTTTGAATTTATTGCAGAATTTAGACGTGGACTATTATTCCCCCAAACTAGCATACTTGCATTTCCATCAGCTGTAACTGTTTTAGAATTATCAGCATCTGCTATTCCTACAGTAAGACTACCTGAACCTAATCCAAAAAGTTCGAATTGCATTCCCACTCTTTTCCAATTATCAGGAAAAGATTGGACATCAAAAACACCATCTAATAAGTTATTATCTGTTACACTTCCTGTAACTCCGTTAGTAATATCAAACCAACTAACACAACTTCCGTTTTGAAAAGAAGCAGATATATATAACCAATCTGCTCCAGAAGAAGAAGCGAAAGTAGTATATTGGAAATTTGAATTATCTGTAACTGAAATAGTTTGGGTGAAAAATACTTCTTTACTTCCTCCTGAATTATCATCTGTTAATCTTGCAGCATTATTTTCTCCTTGAACAGGTCCCTGTGGGGTTGAAATTCCTGCAGCACTTTGTGTAAATACAGTATTTGAACCTGTTGAAAAAGTAGTAGAGTTATTTCTAAAAATAATACCATCAACCCACTTATTCACTGTACTAGTAGGGAAAAAATCTGGTACAAGACAAAAAGATCCTGACTTACCTAAATCTGTAGAAGAGTAATTGAGAGGTACTAACCCTCCTGTACTCCCTGTAATTACATACCCTTCATCATTTATTCTAGATAGCCATTGAGGATATGCTGGTCTGTTAAATATACCTGTATCCATTATTAACATGTCACCAGCACTAGAAGAAGGAATTAAACTTTGAATTGAACCCGAACTATATCCTGCTGCTACATATACAAGACTAGCTGAACTTAAAAAGTTATTATCTTCTAAAAATGTAGGAAACTCTTCTGATTCGGTTTGATTTTCAAAAAATGTAGCTCTTGACTCTAATGAAGAAAATAAATTTTGTATTTCATTTGGTGGGTTGGAATAATTTCTATCTAATACTTGTTCAAATGGTAAATCTTGAGTTGTTGTTAATTCAAAATTATCTAATCTTTCATTTTCATATTGTACTGAGATTAAAACTATATCTACTATAGTTCCTACAGCTAAAGTAAAAGTAAATGATCTATTATCAGTTGTTCCATCTGTTGCATTTTCTATACCCGCTAATTCAGTTTGAGGCCCTGTTGTAGCAGAATCAAATATTCTTACTTCGGTGTTATCTTTTAATCCTGTAATTGTAATTTCAACATTACTATTAATAGTTACTGAAGTTCCACCATTAACAACTGTTAAATTACTAGTTCCGCCCCCTAAAATATTTAATTCTAAATCACCAGTTGCCCCTGGTGGGTTAAAATACAGATCTGAATTATTTTGAAGAAATCCATCAGGGAATCCTGTAAATTTATTTCCAGTAAAATTATAGGAACCTGTTACAATTATTTCCATACCAAAAGATGATCCATCTCCATTAAAATTACAAAAACTAATTAATGAAGGGTCATCCACTACTATAACAGCTGGGTTGAGGCTATATGATGCTGTACTGTTAACATTATTAATAGTAGAAGTTGTTATAGAGGATCCACTTTGATAAACTACATCACAGTTATTCCAAGTTGATCCTGTAACTTGTACATTTGCTTGTAAGGAAGTACGTCCTATATTATTAAATTGACAGTTTTCTATGGATCCAGTAGTAGAAGAATCATTAAATACAATTTGTCCTCTGTTATTAGTTCCTTCAGCTGTAAAACTTATACCATTAATATCAAAAAATGTAGAAGGATGGTCTACTATAAGTTGAGTAAATTGATCTAATGATTTTGGAGTATCTTTAAATACAATATTTTTATTACTATCTGTAAAATAAGATTGGGTTGTATTAAAATTAGGATCTTGACCAATTACAAATCTGCCTTTATGGGAAAATCCACCTGGTATAGCTTCAAAAATTCCATATCTATTAGCATTAGAATCATTTACAACAGAAGCACTTTCAAATGTAATAGGAGTGGTAGCATCACCTTCAGTAATATACAATCCAGTACCATATCTCATAGCATCTAAAGCAAAATTTACACCCCTTGAAGTAGCAGTTACATCTGCTTGGCCCCCAAAAAATTGTGGGTTAGCACCAGGAGAACCTTGGGTGTTATCAGCAGTTGAAGATGTATGAACAGCATAATTATTCATACCTCCTTCTGGGAGGGTATCACTTCCGTTTACATACCATTCTCTATAAGCATTTGTACCTGTACCTATAGTTACTCTCAGACCCCCTAAACTTTGAATTTCTGTGATACCAGGAGTAGAACAAATCATCCAAATTAATATATGTTCATCTGCTCCTAAAGTAATAGTAGAACCAGTATCATAAACCATTCCTTTTAAAGAGTTAGATACCTGTTTATCAACTGCATTTGTACCTTGGATAGCAAAATCCACCCCAGCAGATAAACCAGCACCCCCACCCCCTAAGGCAGAGAAATCTGTTGTGGTTTCACAAAGATTTATATCTTTTAAATCGGTATCGTATACTCCTGCAGCCAAATTTCTTTATTTTACTTTTCGTCTTCTTGTACTCTTCCAGTATTCATTTGTTCAGTTAATTTTCTAGAAATTTCAGCATAGTTAGTTTGGATTTCTTTAGAAGCTTTATCCATAAAAGGCATAATTTCATTAGTGAACTTAAATAAATCGTTAGGAGAAACATTATAATCATATATTTTTGATTGTAATTCTCTTAGTTTTTGTGTTGCTAAATCTACGTTATTCATTTTATATTAATTTAATTGTTTATAAATATTTTTACGGGTTCAAATAATTTCTATCTGTTCTTTGAGATACTGGGAGATCTTGGGTTTGAGTTATTTCAAAATTACTAATTCGTTTATTTTGGAATTCTAAACTAATTAATACTATATCTACTACAATACCTATTTCTAATGTAAAAGGCCAACTACCTCCTGAAGTATTTTCTATGCCCGCTAATTCTAATTGTCCACCACCAGGGTCTAATTCAGTTGTTGACAAGACTCTGATTTCAGTATTATCTTCAACTCCTGTTATAGTAATAGTTGCATTATTTTCTATGGTTACAGTACCAGAAGAAGCATTTCTAAAATTAATGTTTGTACCTCCATTAGTAATTTGTAAAGTTAAATCACCTGTTCCTCCAGGAGGATTAAAGTATAAAGCTTCATTGGCATTAGAACCCGAATCAAAATTTGAAAATAAATTAGCATCAAATACATAACTTCCAGTTACAATCACTTCTATACCGTGTTTACTTCCTTCATTATCGAATACACATTCTCTAATCAAAGATGGGTCATCTACCAGTATAGACGCACTAGCTCCAACAGTAGTTCTAAAGGAACTATCAAATAAATCAGACCCACTTTGAAATACTGTATCACTAGAAACCCATCCTGAGCCTGAAGAGTCTACATTTGCTTTTAAAAATGTTTTACCTATTGTATTAAAATTACAGCTAATAAAAGATCCAGTAGTAGTAGAATTATTAAATACAATTTGACCTGGGTTAAAAGTACTTACCCCTGTAAAATTAATACCTTCTGCTTTAAAGAATGTAGATGGATGATCTATTATAATTTGTGTAAAATCATCTTTAGCGAACTCTGTCTCTAAAAAAGTAACTGCTGTATTAGAATCATCAAAATAGGATTGAGTAGTGTTTAAATTGGGGTCTTGACCAATTACAAATCTACCTTTTAAATCATACCCACCACCTCTTGTAGATAGTATCCCATATCTATTAGCATTAGAATCATTTACAACAGAAGCACTTTCAAATGTAATTGGTTCCGTAGCATCACCTTCAGTAATATAAAAACCTGTACCTCTTCTAATAGCATCACAAGCAAAATTATCTCCTTTCGCTGTACCTACAGTAGAAGCTTGTGAACCAAAGTATCTAGGGTTTGCTCCGGGTGAACCGTTTGTAGCACTTGCAGATGTTGCTGAGTAGTATACAGCATAATTTCTCATTCCACCACCTGGGAGTGTATCTGAACCATTTACATAAAAATCATACCATGCTCCAGATCCTGCTATACTTGTTCCTATTGTTACTCTGACTCCTCCATTTGATTTAAGATCAGTAATACCAGGAGTTGCGCAAACAGTCCATACAAAGATATGTTCATCTGCTCCTAATGTTACTGTTGAACCAGTATCATATAAAACACCCCTTCGGGTGTTATTAACCTGTCTTGTAATTGCGTTTGTTCCTTGGATTGCGAAATCAATCTCGGCTGAGTTAGCACCCCCACCACCTGCTTGATTTACATCCTCCCAGTCAGTGTTAGTTTCTGCTAAATTTATTGTTATGAGATCAGTGTCATATACACCTGCAGCCATACTACTATTTTATTATAACTATTTTAAAGAGCAGTGGGGATTACCTCCCCACTGCTTTTATTTATTCTATTCTAACCTATTAAGCTGGGTTAGAGTAGTTTCTTTCTAGTGCAGCAACAAAGTTAACTGAGTTGGCTGTACTTCTTGTCCAAGTACCTGTTACTACCGTATATTGAGCTGTTCCTAATCCTAAAGCAACTCCTGTAAATGGTACATCTTCTCCAGCAGAAGCTGCTCCCCTTTGTACATTACCATCATAATCATAGTTGAACTCAATTGAAGAACTTCCATCTACAGATCCTGTAATAGGTTGATCACTGTTATCTTGGATAATAATTGCATCTTGGGTACCAAAATCTCTTCCTGTATCATCTCCTGCATTATCATTTGTGAAGAATAACTTGTAAATAGCATCATTATCATCTGTTAAGTTAACATTGAATAATAAGTTACCTGCTGCTACGAAAGGATAACTATTTTCTGATCCACTATCATCTACAAATACTAAGTCGTTTGTGTCTGATGATTGGAATCCAATTAAGTTAACACCACCAGGTCCACTACCACTTACATCAGTTTGTAGTTTTGTTTTTAATGTAGCTCCAACGAATTCTAAAAGTTCTTCTGCTACCGAACCTGTTACCCCTTGTGCTAGGTTTGAACCAGAATCAATATTACTTGCTTGTCTTAGTTGATATTGTGTCCACTCATAAATTTGTTGTAGTGAACCACTGTTACCATCCAATTGAACTTTAAATGGTCTAACACCACTACCAAAATCAACTGTAAATGATTCTGTAAAATATTCAAGAGACATTCCATTATAAGGTGCAGATCCTGTAATAGTATCATCAGTAGCTGAAATGTTAAGATCTGTTTGTGTAGATAAAGGTAGGGCGAATTTTCTATATGTTAGAGCTGTTAAGTTCTGTTCTGTTAATAGATCATAGAAACCATAAGTAGCTCCTCTTACTCTTAAATAAATCTTAAAGAAATCTCTATAATCAAAGTTTTGACCATCATCAGAAGCAGAAGCATACAATCTAATACCTTGGTTAATAGGTCCAGGATAAATAGAATTAACAATCTCACCAGTTGTAGCTTCTTGATAATAATAAGCAACATCTGCAGAACTTGAGAATGAACCTAAAGTTGTTAAGTTCATCCACTCTTCAGTATTACTACCAGAAGTGTTTACTACTGCCCATCCTCCATCACGTACTAAATATTGTGAGGCACTAACATCACTAAGTGATCCTGAGAGGTTCCAAGTGTTAATAATTTCGAACTGTTCTGTCGTAATTGAAATTAAGGGGAAAGCAAATTTAACTAGGTTATCATCGTTTTTCCACTCTTCTTTTATAAAAGAGTAAAGTGCCTGCCATGTAACACCATTGTCATTTTCACCTTCTAGGTTACCAGATATATTTAATCTGATAAGTTTATCTGAACCTGTAAGGAATTCTACCTCTACGCCCTGGTTCAGCTGATCTGGATCTGTAATTCTTGCCATTTGTTATTTTTCTATTTTATGAGATTTGTTATTACTTCTGTTAATAACTCATTTGATTGTTTTATATCAAACTTTTTAGTGTATCTTTCAACTAATACAGCAGCTTCATCTAATTTTTCTTCTATATTAGTTTTGTTAATTCCTTTCATTTCTAATAATTTAGAAAGTCTTAAAGAATGAGGATTTTCTTCTTTCTTTTTAACAGTATTAACTTTAACTGAAATTTTGTTTTCCTTGATTGGGGTTTTAGAAGAACTTAATACTTCAACTGTTACACGTTTATTAGTATCAACAATAAATTCATCTTCCCAAGGAGAAAAAAATGTATCTTCAGCTATAACTTCTAACTTCATAGTACCTTTAGTACCTTCAGCTAAAAGATTTTTCAGTTTATTAATAGGAATAGTACAAGTACCACTACTATCAATTGTACCTTCATATAATAAATTTACTTTATCACTATCTAATACTAATCTTGCTTTAGTATCAGATAAATTTGCACCTTCTACATCGATGGCACATTTAAAGTTTTCAACTTTGTCGGTATATAAAGTATACATTCAGAATTTTGTTATAAATATATAAAAAAGCAATTTAAGTTACATCCTCTATATTAGTAGCGTTTCCTCTTACTGAAGTGCTTCTAAGGGTAGAAGATGGATTATAAACATCAGAATTTGATGTAGTTTCCATCTTAATAATAACTTTAGATTTTGAGTTATATTTTTTGATAGCGGTAACATCTTTTTGGATTGTGTCAGGTATAATATATCCTCTTAAATTTATATCAAATGTTCCTCTTACTAGTCTATCTTGTCCTGCTGTTAATTCAGTAGCTGTAGTAAAACTATCAATTCTAGCTCTAAATTTAAATCTTTCAGGATTACCCCAATAAGAATCAGAAGCATATTCTATGGATTCAATTACTTTATTTAATTGTTCCATATAATAAGTTTGTATAATACAGCTATAATTTAGAGTAACATAATCAGGGACAGTTACGGCATTAAATTGTTTTGCAGGAATTCTGTTATTTAAAGCTGCAAAATTTGAATAAGCATTTTTAGAGTTAAATGCTTTTTGGTAAGAACTATAAATATTAGGTTGATTAGCATCTATTTTATTAGCTACAGTTCTATCTTTTTCTATACTATCTCTTTGGATTATAATAATAGGTAGCATTACAGCACCTCCATTATCTCTATAATAACCATCTTTTTGAAATGATTTCCATCTTTCAGGAGAAGAATAAATTATGGGAATACTTCTTCTTTCACCATTTTGGTATACAAAAGGTTGGATTACTTCATTAAAGTAATAAAAAACAGCTTCATCTAAATCTTGGATTCCAATTGAAAATGGTTTAGATGTATCATTTCTAAAACTTAATTTAGTAGATCTATTAAACCCAGTAGCTGTTTCATCTTTATTAGTAGCAACTTGAGCATTAGGATTACCCCTTTCAAGATCAGTAGCTTTTTGTAAATCTACACTAATCTGTCTTTGTGTTTTTGGTATGGGTTTTCTATACTTAGTTGACATTAAAATCTTTCTTTATAAGGTGAAATATTAACTTTATCTCTTGGTATGTAATAAGTTTGACAAATTATAGATAAATTAGCCCCAAAATTTTCTAAACCTGGATTTAATGGGTTTGGGCTACCATCTGATCCATTATTAGGGTAATCAGGGTTTTTACCTACAAAATATTGGTTAGCTACTGTACTTTGTACTCCATAGTAACCATTTTGATATAAAATTATATCTCCTACTTCGGGTACTACATCTGCATCAACTAAATCTTGTCTTAAAAAAGCAAATGAAATACCTTGAGCAAAATTAACCCCTTCACTTGATTCAGGGAACTGTTGGTCTTCTCTATCTATTAAACAATCAAATAAAAATGGACCATCATAATATTTTTCTCCAGCTGCTTCACCATATAAATTTACTTTTGTTTCTTCTAATTTATATTTGTAAATAGCAGCTTGTTGGGTAATAATATCACCCATTAATTCACGGTTTAATCCTCTGATTAAACTGATGTCTCTATGTCCACCAAACATTGCCATATTATCCTATGTAAATGGTATAAGGAACTTGTTTAAGTTCTGTTTGTTTAAATTCGGCCTCTTGTGATCTCCTTTCCAATAATGCTTTACGAGAAGTTTCATCAAAATAACCTCTTAGTCTTTCTATTAAAGATGTTTTTTCTGCTGTTGCTGCTGTAATTAAATCTCCTTGATTTAATGATACTTCAGCATTTGGAATTGGAATACTACTGTATTTTCCTCTTACATATCCTAACATTTCTTTTGATATAGCTAAAGTATATTCAAAAATCCATTGACGACCTACAGAATTTATACTTGCATAAGTTGGATTCTGATAAGGTACATCTGAAACATTAGATACTTTTCCAGGTTGATTATCAATACTTCCAGCAATTCTTTCATCTCTTTTAAGGTACTGAAACCATATATTAGCACTTCCTGATAATGGAATTGGGAATATTCTTAATTTATTATTATGGATTTCAAAACTATAATTTGATCTCCTAATTTGATCATTTAATTCAATTGCTTGAATTGTTTGTAAATCATAATTTAAAGGCATCATTAAGAAATTGATAGCAGGAGAATATGAACCAAATCCAAAACTATCAAATAATGATTGATACCCAAACCCTGTTCCAGCATATGGATCATAATATCTTACAATTGCAGGAGATTCTTCATAGAATACTTTTTTAATTTCTATACTACCAGTAATTCCTTGATCTATAGCCCATTGTTCTAAATCGTAATCTTGTTGGCTTTGTGTAACAGGGACAGAACCTGAATACCAATTTACATTTCCTCCTGTGCCTGCTTCAGTTCCATATTGTTCAGATAATCTAATTATAGATTCAAAACTAGGAGTTATAATAGCATTATTTACATCACTACTAGTTGGTAAACCTTCTAATGTTAATTGGTTATCTCTAATTTTGTAAGCATACAATTCATTCCCATAAGTAGTAATTGCTTCTTCAAAAGCAGCATAAAAGCTTATGTCTTGTAATTCTACATCTACTAAAGGATATCCTAATCTTCTAGCACAAAAATTTGCTACTTTATCAGCATCAGCTTGAAATTCTTGGTCATTATCATAAAACCCAAAAGGAGTTTCTCCTGGGAAAAATGATGATGAACCGGGCCAAATAGGAATGTTTGCCATAATTTATATTTTATACGTTTTTCGCCTGTATTTTAAACCATTCAGTACCATCAGACCATACCATTATACCTTCATAACCACGGTTCATTGTAAATCCGCCTCCACCATCCAGTGTTTGTGAGCCAGAAGGAGATATGTCTATTTGATGTATATTATCTACAGTACTATCTGAAATAAATCTTATAGTTCTATTAATTGAATTACCTGCAGTTGCATCTGGGAGCTGTACTGTAAAGGTTCCATTAGAACCTCTTTGGTGGGTTACTTTTACCATTGAAACATTATCATATACACTTCCAGTTAGTATAATAGTTTCATTTGTATCACCTGATACAGGGGATGCTATTAGATAGTTAGATCCACTATGGACAACTGATGCTGTTATTTGTGGGGTAAGAATTGTACCATTTACTTGTAAATTTCCTCCTAAAACAGAATCCATTGCCGCAGGCATGTAAATGTTGTATGCATTTCCACCTACATTCGTTGGTACTTCTGCATCAGCTAGTATGTTAGCAAAATCTCCAGATATAGCGAAATTACTGTTAACATTATTGAAAATTCTAAGATTTGCCACACTTGAAGCACTTCCTGAGGTAAGTGTGAGTGTAGTGGAAATACCATTTAAGCCACCTGTAACATTGGCATTACCGTTAGTAAAAGTAACCTTACTTATAGCACCGAATATATCTTCTATAGTTGTAGGAGAATTACCTGTTACTTGTATATTACCGGCAAGACTTTGGAGTTCTTTAGTTTGATTTGCTTGGGAATCAGCACTACCACTTACTATAATAAGACCAGTTACACCAAACACTGTTCTTACTTTAGAGTAATCTAATATTTGTGTTCTATTAAAAATTCCATATATATCACCTGAGGTCGATCCGCTTACTCTTACATCAGTAAAATCTACCATACCTGCTAAAATAGGAGCATTACTTACAGAACCTGTAAAATCTGTATGTTGGTTATTTGCTATAGTAAAACTAGAAGGATTTCTTATAAAGCTTTGTCTATAATAATTTGCATTATTTAGATCGTAATAAGAATCATCTGCAGTACCGTTGGTAAGGTATACACTACCTGTAAGGTTAGTTTCTCCTATAACTCCTAAACTACCACTAACTATGGCAGAGCCGGTTGTTAAAGAACCACTTTGTAGTATCAGAGTACCTCCTAAAACAGAATCCATTGCAGCAGGCATGTAAATATTATATGAACCGCTTGTTGACTGTATTACATCACTGTCAGCTCTTAAATTAGCAAATGTTCCTTCTATGTTAAAATTACTATTTATTGAATTTTCCAAAAGAATAGAATTAACATCTTTAGCACTACCTGTTGTAAGAGTAAGCTTATTCCATAAACCGGTGAAGAACGGGGTATTGCTACCTGTATTTGTAAAGTTAGGATTATTTACAGTTACCCGATTGGGTATACCGATGAGTGTATTAACTTGAACAGAGCCTGTACCTGTGATGTTTATATAGCTACCAAAATTTTCAAGTTGATCCAACTCTACTGATACTACGTCATCTCCGATTTGAGCAATACTTACTAGATTAAACAGATCATTCATTTTAGTTTCACCAACTACTCTGGTTTGTTGATACAAACCGTAACCAGTAGGTCTTGCTGAACCGCTAATGTCTAATCTAGTGAAACTAGTCTCAGCAGCAAATAAATTGAAACTAGGTCCGGTTGAACCTGTAAAGTTTTGACTTTTACTATTTAATATTGTTAGAGAGGTAGGGTCTTTTGAAAAAAGATGGTGGTAGTATTCTGCATTATTAAGAGCATATAAACTATCGTCTGCAGTACCGTTGGTAAGGTAAACACTACCTGTAAGGTTAGTTTGTCCTATAACTCCTAAACTACCACTGACTATAGCAGAACCAGTATAAGGAAAAGCATCTGTCCCATCTGCTCCTGCAGGTCCAGTTAATCCAACAGAAGATACTGTTACTGTTGTAGTGTCAGGTGCTATTACAATTTTATTTTGTGCCATTACGGTATAGTTGTTACTTGTTTAGATAATTTGACATTTCCTTCTAATAATCTTATTACATATTCACAGTTACTTCCTGAGTATATTTCTAAATCATATACACCTTCAGTAAAATCTAAAGCAGATGAACTAACAGCAGAAATGAATATACCAATAGAGCCAGAGGTAGGAGGATTATCTCCATTTGAACCACTAAAATTTAATCCTGTACCACAAGGACCTAAACTACTAGAGAGGTTAATATAAACATCTCCTCCAATTGCAGATTTAATAGACATTCTACCACTATAGTCAGTAAGATCAACAGGATCATTATTCCCGTCTTTATACTCAATTTGAAAATCTGTGGTAGCGCCTTGTTCTATTACAAAATTATATTTTCCAGCTGCCATTACTACGTTTTATTTATAAATATTAGGTTAGTTTTTATTATTATAAATATAAGAACCTGATGTAATTATTGAGATGCCTTTTTCTATTGCTTCTTGATAGTATTCTAATAAATCTTCTACTATAGGGTCTCTATGGTTTGTATTTAATGTAATAGCAGCTAAATTTTTAATTCTTCTTCCTGCTTTATATAAAAATTTAAATCCAGATTCATCACGTTTTTTTAAATCAATTTGATGATCATCTCCACATATAATCATTTTACTTCTTAAACCAATTCGAGAAGTAATCATTTCCATTTGTTCATGAGTAACATTTTGGGCTTCATCTACAATTATAAGGGAATTTAAAAATGTTCTTCCTCTCATAAAAGATACGGGAACAATTTCTATTTTATCATCTGAAATTAATTGTTCTACTTTTAATTTATCATATAATGAGTAAAAATTTTGGTAAATTGGTTGTACCCAGGGATCCATTTTTTCTCTTAAATCTCCAGGTAAAAAACCTATTTCTTCTTTTGAAACTGTAGGACGTGTAATAATAATTTTGTCATACATTCTTCTTAATAAACCATCAAGAGCAACATTACAAGCTAAAAGTGTTTTTCCACTTCCAGCACCACCAGCTAATAGGGTGATTGTATTATCAAGTATAACCTGTTTTGCTTGTTTTTGTTCTTCATTAAGTTGTAGTTTAAACTTAATTGGGTTTTTTGGAATCCTTTTAGGACGATAGATCTCGTCCGTGTGCGGTTTTGACGCCATAGACTTTTTAAATTATAGGTTAGACAAATGATTAAAGCAAACAGTGTAAGTACGTTAAAAGACGAGTAAATTTGAATATAGTGATATAGTGAGATAAATAGTAATATACTCATTAACGTTGTTAGTTATACATATTTTAAGATAAAAAAACCCGGCTAAAAGCCGGGTTAATTTATAGAATTAATCTAAACTACTAATTATAGAGAGTTTAAACCGTTTACTTCTATGATACCATAGAATTCTGGTCTTACCATCTTCTTAGCATATCTAGTTAACAATCCTTTTCTTGGAGTGAAAGTATCTGGATCGTATACTAGTGGGGTCATGATTAATGGAATGTATGGAGCAAATACAGCACCAGCTTCTAAGAACTGACCTCCTCTAAATCCTAATAAGATTTTGTTTTCAGTCATGTATGGGTTCTTATAAACTTTCTGACGGCTGTTTAAGCTACCTACTTTCTGAACACCGAATGCATAGTTAGCTTTAGATACATCACCATCTGAATCAGCAGCAAATCCTGGGATTGATTCCAAGATAGTACCTACAGTTGGAGAGCATACTAGGAAGTTAGCACCACCTCTAAGAGTTTTCTGGTGGATGATATTAGATAGTTTTTGGATTTTAGTTCCTAAAGTTTGGAACCATTGTCCTTGGCTATTGTAGAATCCTAAATCGGTTACTGTACCGTTAGCATCTTGAGCAATAGATCTGTTGTTAACAGCTGACCATACTTCTGTTCCAGCAGCAGCAGAATCAATTAACATATCTAAGATTTCTAGGTCAATTTCTAATGAAATGTACTCACTTAGGATTGAAGTTAATTCAGCTTCAGCGTCTAGAGCGTGGTAAGCGTTAAGATCTTGAGCAAACTCAGGAGTCCATACAGCTTTTAGTTTTCTAGTTTTAGCAACGATTGCAGATGATTTCATCTGTACGTTAATTTCTGGGATTGAGATTGGGTTGTTTTCACCGTTTAATCCAGTGTTACCGTCTTCAAAATCACCTCTGTACTGATCAGTTGGTTGTAGTGAATACACTGCAATTGAATCAGAAGCTGGATCGATTGAATCTTCATCAACTACGAATTCAATGTTTGAACCATTGATTTTAGTAAATTGTGGATACTGTTCTGCATCAGTTGGGGCATTAGATCCTGTTAATCTAAATCCTCTGATAGCTTCAGCATCATAATTAGAATTTAATTGAGTAAGAGCTACTTCAACAACTACTACAGTTCCATCAACAATTGATTGAGAGAAGTCTGAATCATAATTAACATCTGACCATGTAGCAGATGAAGTTGTAAGTGATGCATTAGCAATTACTGATTCTGTGTTATTGATAGAATATCCAAATCTACCAGCACCATAGAATCCTCCAGTATTTGTGTTACCAAATGGAGTATTTCCTCCAGCATCACCGTAAAGTGAATCTCCTGAAGTAAATGGAGCTTTATCAGTACCATATTGGAAATCTAGGAAAAATACTAGTCCAGAAGGTAAATTCATAGGTTGTACTGATACAAATTCTTGAGCTGCGATCTGTCCAAATACTTTACGTACCAATGGAAGAGCTACACCAGCCCATTGCTCACCAACACCAGCAGTAAAAGTACCTACAGAATTAGTACCTCCACCTGTTTGAGAGCTTTCAACTACAAGTTGTTTAGCTTGGTTTTCAAGGATGATTCCCATGTTGTTTTTCTGAGATCCTTTTAAACCTTCTAATAAACCTGTTTTTTCCCACTTTTCAGCTAGTCTAGCAGCATCGCCTTGTACTGAGTGATATGGGTTTGCACTTTCTAATAAAGTTTGTAAACTCATGATTATTAGTTTTTTTTAGTTTTAAAATTAAATAATTCCAGCTAATTTCTTAAATCTTTCAACCATAACATCGCTTTCAACGATTGGTTGTTTAGCAGTAGGAGCTGTACCTGTTGCTTTAGATGCGCTACCTTTTACTTCATTAATTGATTTTTTAGCTGAATCAGCAATTCCTTCATTTAATGTTTCAAAGACAACTTTTGCTTCTTTAACTGTAGATGCATTATCAAAAGCTTTTAATACTTTTAATTTTTTATCTTCAGATAAATTTTTAGATTTGAAGATTTTGTTAGTGTAAAGTAGTTTAGCATTTAGTAAATTAACTTCTTGAAGTTCTTTCTTAAGTTCCTCTACTTCAGCCATAGCTTCTTCTAAATTAACGGCATAAGCAGAAGTTGATTTTCCAACCTTTTTAGGATCTAGTTCTTTTTTACTAGCTCCTCTTGTAGGGTTGTTTTTCTCATTCCAGCTTACTTCGTCCATTTCTTCTAACTCTTCTTTTTCTTCCATCATGACATCCTCCATATCATCTTCCACTTCGATTTCTTCTCCACCTTCGGCTTCGAATTCTTCTCCAGCTTCTAATTCTCCAGATTCTACCATGTCTCTAATTACATCCTCAATAAATCCTTTAAGGTCGTCCTCAGACATATCCTCTAAATCAATTTCTTCATCTTCCATTTCACCTTCAGCTTCTTCGTCTTCGACTTCAATTTCGTCTTCAACTTCTTCTTCTTCAGTTACTTCTTCAGATTCTTCAATTTCTTCAGATTCTTTTACTTCCTCTTTTTCGTCATCTTTTTTAGCTTCTTTGACTTCGTCTTTTTCGTCGTCTTTTTTGGCTTCATCGATTTCTTCAGATTCAGTTACCTCTTCGTCTTCATTAAGTTCTGCAAGTAATTCGTCTAAGTTAACTTCTTCGTCAACTTCTTCTGCTTCAGTTACTTCATCAGACTCATTTACTTCTTCATTTTCTTCTACTGCTTCTACTTCTTCAGAAACTTCTTCGGTCATATCGTCTTCTTCATACTTATCGTATCCTTCGTCAACGTCTTCCTTATCCATTTCTTCTAATTTAGCGGCTAACATAGATTTCAAATGTGGAGTAAATGCTTCTTCTAAAGCAGCTTTAGCATTTGCTATAGCAGTTTCTTTAACAGCTTTAGCATCAGCAATTGCTTCTTTAAGCAAGTCTCTGTTGTTTGACATAATCGCAAAATTTAAATTTGTGAAATACGTTTATTAGAAACGTAATAGGGTAAGTTATCTATATCTAATGCCATATAGAGATGGCATATTGTCAGTAATACGTATATGGATATTTTGTAAGATTTACGAAAGTGGGCAAGAACCTTTAGAACAAAGTATTTCTCTTACAATAGTATTTACCTTTGTATAATCATACTGCAAGGTTTGTTTACCTTCTTTAATAACATGCATAAATGAACCTGGGTTTGAAGGTGTAGAAACAAAATCCCAACATAATAGTTCAAAGTCATCTTGTACTTCCATTACATTACCATTTTGTTCTAATGAACCCATTCCTCTAGAAGAAACTCCTACAGTTACTCCCGCTTTAATTAGTTCTTTAAGTATATTTCCTGAAGGGGTAGGTAATATTTCTATTTTACCTATTACATTGTTCCCATCCCACCAATAATCTGAAATAAGATGTGATACATTTTGAAGATTTATAACTTGTGATTCAGGGTGGTCTAATTCCCCCATTGAACGTCTTTGCTTAATAAGTTCATCATATTTAGCCATTTCACGTTCCCATAAATCTTTAGCATAATATCTACCATTGCCATTTTTTACTTCAGCAGTAGCTAAAATACCTTCTACAAGCAAATTTCCAGTTTTTTCATTAACATTTTCAGTTAATTGAACAGGGTTTGCTCTAAAAGTATGAGTTTCTATAAGTAATTTTTTACTCATTTTCGAAAGTTTCTACTTCGTCTACAATTTCTTCTTTTTGGTATTTTTTACCAGCCATTTTTTCATACATTTTCTCCATCTTAGCTTTTCTTTTTTCTAAGATTTTAACTTCTTTTTGCATGGCTTTCATTTTGGTTTTATCTACTAATTCTGCTAAGTTAGCATCTTCAGAAACCATATTAATACGTTGTAATTTTCCCTCAATTACTTCATCTATTTTATCTAGTTTAGCTTCCATAGCTACAATATCAGCTTGTTTATCAATTTCAGCTAAATCAGTATCAATTGATTCTTTTTTAGGTTTTTTAGCTAGTTTTTTCTTTTCTTCTTTTTCACCAGCCATTTTTCCTTTTTCATATTCTTCAGCTCCATATCCTTCAGTCATTCCCCCCATTAAAGATTCTTTAACTACTTTTTTAAGTTTATCAGAATATCCACTAGAAGCATGTTTACCAGATACTTCTTCTAACTCAGTTTCTTGATACCCAATACCTTCAACTCCGAAAGCAGCATTTTTCATATAATACTGTCCATCTTTAGCTAAATTTTTAGCTACGATTTCTTTAATTTCTTCAATTGATTTATCTGGGTTTTGTTTTGATTCAAAATAAACACCATTCATTACTTCTTGACCAATTTGATTATCTAAATTACTTTTATCAGTGTAATCAAAATTATGGGCTTGAGTTTCTTCAACTTCTTTAGTTACTTTTTTCTCTTCAACTTTTGCTTCTTCAGCTAAGTATTGAGCAAATTTATTTTCAAAATCAGCTTTAGGTGTAGAATCTAAATTACCAATAGCAGGAAGATCAACATATCCTAAATTTTCATTAATTAATTCTTTTTTTACTGATTCGAATATTTTTTCTGAATTTTTCATTCTTCTGGGGTGTTTAATAATGTTTCAATATCTTTTATATAGTCCTTAACTAGATCTGTTGGTTTAACAACAGCAAAACTGTTAGGATTATCTCTGTAATATTTTATAGTTTCAATTTTAGCTTGACGTATTGTTTTTTTAATATTTTCTAAACGAGACTCTATATCATCAAAAACCATGATTCTTTTTTCATGGAATTTTTTTGCTTTGTCTTCTTCTTGTTCAATTAATCTATACTTATACATATTAAAAGTTTTTTACTTCCAAACCACTACTTTTTTGGACATAATTCCCATTTTTATTTTTGGGTATTAATTTATATTTAAACTTTTTAACATAATAATTATCTTTAACTCCATCTGGTCCTGCCTTAGGACCAGGTCCTAATGTAGCACCAATATTTTCAGGAACAATTTCCTTTTGTTTTTTAGGTAATTTAAAAGCATATTTAGTTAAATAAGAACCAGCACCCGCAGAAGTAGACATTTCATCTATTTCTTCTTCTGTCATACTTATTTTAGCATATTCTTTTTGATAATTATTTCTAATATGAGTTCTGTATCGATTAAATAATGCTATTGCTTCTTTTGAGATCTTATCAATTTCATCATCATCAGTAACAGCAGATAATTTTTTTATATAATTTCTTAATTCTTTGAATTCTTTAAAAGTTCTAGTAATATTAGCTACATAATCAACTTTCCAAGAAATAGCACCAGTTTCAGGGTCTACATCATTAACAGTGTATTTAACACCGCCTTGTACTTTAGTATCCCCAACTTTAATTTCTTTAAGTTTATATTTGTACGACATTTGCTACTTTAATTTCTTTTATAAGTTCGTAGTATTGTAACAAGTCAACTAAATTATCATTATTAACTTTAGCTGTTTTATCTAATTCAACTAAATACTTAGCTACTTCTTGGATTTTAATTTGAGTAGCTTTATCTTTAATGCTTTTAGCTTCTTCGTTCAAAGTAGCTTTTAATTCTTGAATTTTTGAGTTATAAAAATCTCTTAATCCTGGGGTTGAATCCACTGAATTAATAAATTCTTTAAGAACTTGTTTTTGTTCTTTTGATAAGTCCTGGTATTTGTTATTGAATTTTTCTAGGATTACTTTATATGTAAGAATTCTTACATCTTTATCATATGTAGAAAATTCTTTTAGTACGTCTTCTTTAATATTCTTAGCCTCAACTTCTTGTTTAGTTAAATGCTCTAATAAAGTAACTTTACTACTAATTAATTGATTAGCATCCACATTTTCTTTTACATTATAACCTTCAATTAAAGTATATAATGCAGCTAATTCTTTATAGTTTTTAATTTTAGAACCAAAGAAAACATCTAAATCGTAGTGTTTTTTAATTTCATTAATTAAATTATATTTTAATTTTCTTAAAGTAGTACGATTGAATTTTTGAGAAGACTCTAAAATAGTACTAACTACCATATTAGCTCTTCCTTCATTTAAGACTTTAGACTTTAAAATTGATTCATACAATTTATACTCACGACCTAAAGAGGTTTTTACAAAATATTCTTTAAGGATATCTATAGCAGGAGAATCAGACCCTTTAAGGGTATCAGCCGTAATTTGACGTACTAATAATTCAAATAATATCCCTGTATTTTTGTATTTTGAATGCTTAATCTTCATCAAAAAATATATTTATTTATAAATATGTAGAAAATACTACTCCTTTAACTGAGATTCATCTAACAATGTAGTATTATCTTGATCATTTTCAAATACTAATTGTTTTTTATTTATTTTCTTAAACATATCTTTATTCTTTAAATAAGTAGTTTTAGCAGACTCTAATGCCATTCCACTTTTATTAGTATCTGTTCTACTATCTAAAGAATCATTTTTATCAGTATCCTTCATTCTCTTAGTTCCTAAAGGATCTTTCCCAAAATTGCTATCTTGAGTACCTAATTTACTAATTGAATCTTTTGGTCTACCTAATTCTTTATCTTCATCATATCCTGGAGGTACATTTCCTGGGTCAGAATACATTCTTCCTTTACCATATAGAGAAGCTAAATCATGTGGAGTACCATATGATTTACCTGTTTCAACTGGATCATTTCCTTCTGCTTCAATTTGAGATAGTCTAAAAGTACGTTTAGCATCTTCTCTAAGTAAATCTCTATATTCATCATATTGATCTTCACTGAAGTTAAAGATATTATCATATATCCAATCTGTAGGGATCAATTTTTGATCTTGTAAAGATTGGGCTAATTCTGCTTTAGATTTCATTAATTCAATTCTTTCTTGTTCAAATATAATTGAAGGTGAATTTAATGAAATTTCAAAATTAGTTAAAGATTCATTTTGGTATCCTTGAGTATATAAATGAACTAAAGCAATTTTATTTAATTCAGATACCATTATTCTTTGTAATCTTTCAATAGTACGAGCAAATCTAATATCTTCAGCTGCTAGTGTAGCTTTACCTTCTACATCTTCTTCATACCCTAAAAACGCTTTAGGTATTTTAAGTGCGGCAAATAGTTTTTCTCTTAAATATTCTACATCAGCAATACCATCGTACTCTAATCCTTTTGTAGTTTCAATTTTTGTGGTAGTATCATTTCCACGAACTGGGATGAAGAAATCCTCCATCATGTTTTGCATATTATACTTCAAATTATACTCACCAGTATTTTTATCTACATAAGGAGTACGTTTCATATTTGAAATAGTTTTCTGCATGAATGCATCTACTTCGTTTGGAGGGATAGATCCAACATTCATATAAAAAATACGTTTTTCAGGGGCACGTGCAATTCTATGAATTAACATAGCATCCTCCATTAACGTGTATTGTTTAAATAATTTTCTTGCAGGCTCAATATATGAACGACCATAAGGAAGATAATTAACATCTGCAATTAATCTAAAATGAGCCATTTCATAATTGTCAAAATAAATACCAGGAGAATTATCACGATCTTGTCCTGGAACTCTATACATACCTGTGTTAGTATTTACAGTACCATCAGGTGAGAATTTAAATCTTACATCTGAAGGATTATCTGGGTTGAATCCTTCTTCTCTACTAATATGATATGCAGTATAAGGGATTACATTGTATACACCAAATTTTTCAGCAATTTCTAATTTTAAGAAGAAATCACCATATTTACACATTTGTCTAGTCCAAGACCAAAGGTTAAACTCAATATTTAAAACGTCATAAAATAAGTTATAAAGTATTTTCTGAATATCTTCATTAGAAGATCGGATAGATAATACCTCCCCCATATCATTTTTAAGAGTAGATTCATCAGCAATAATATCAAGAGCAGAGGCAATAATTGCATCTTGATCCATTACATCATATTCTGAATATAATTGGGGTCTTAAATATTGGTAATTAAAATTAAATTGTGCTCCATATAAAGATGTAGAGCTATTAGTATAAATTCTATTATACCTGTCTATTAGAGAATTTGTTTCAATTTCTCCTGTAGATTGGATAGTACTACTATCCATTACTTTTATCTGATTTCCTCCTACATTTCTAATGATAACATCAGTAGAAAATAGTCTTTGTAGTCTAGAAAAAATGCTTTTATTCGCCATTTAGGTATATAATTATTGTTATAAATATTATTACAAAAGCCAACTAATATCTTCTTTACCATGGTCTGTGTCTACATGGTAAGGATTATCAGCTCCCTTTGAAAAATAAGCCCCTTGATAATTTGTTCTATTTACTGTTATATTATTTAGAGCTTGTCTGGTTAGGTCAATTCCTCTTTGTCTATATTTTAAAGCTGTATCTCTAATATACATAGCAATACCAAATGCCATAACTAAATCATCATTGTATCCTGATTGAGCTTCTGGTCTTCCATTTCGCCAAATAAAAGTCTTCATTTCTTCTATTAATCTTTTAGATTGAAATGTTACACCTTTATCTGAAATATATTCTTGGAATTTACCTACCACCATAGGTCTAGTTCTAGATGACATAGTAAATCCAGCTGTCATTCTAGATGTATCCATATACTTATCAAAATAAGAATCTACAGTAGATTCTGATTTAGGAGAATAATATAAATTTGGGTAATTTCTATCAATTGCAACTTGAATGGTTGCCCATCCAATATTTGCATTTTCAATTACAAGTAGTGCTTCATTATATTCTGAAGCTATTCCTACAAGTAAATGTCCATATTCTTTAGTTCCTATTTGCCCTTTATATTCAGCTACTTGGACATTATTTTCTATATCAATTACATGAAATGCAGAATAATCTTTACCATCACCTCTTGCTACATCAGCTACAACCATATAAGTTCTAGTATAATCAGGTGATTCCCAAACCCATAAATTTTGATCTGCTCCTCTTTTTTCTAATGGGTCTTTAATATAAGATTTTTCATAATATTCAATATATTCAGGATAAAATACTATATCACCAGAAGTACTAAAGTCACAGTCACATTCTTGAGCTGCCATTCTAGGGTCACCTAATAATTCATCTTGTCTATCTCTCCAAGATTGATCCCGTTCTGGGTGTACATACCAGGGTAATTTTATAGGTAAAAATTCATTTTCACTTGCTTCTGCCCTCACCCAAGTTTGATGGAACCAATTTCCTGTACCGTAAGGGGTACTTAAAGCAATACAACCACCTCCAGTTGCTAATGTTTGTTGAGCTGAAGCCCATATTTCTCCAATATTATCAATAAATGCTGCCTCATCAATTAATAGTAAGGATACTGCTTCTGATCTACCGGCATCCGAACTTGCTGAGGTAGCTTTAATTTGAGAACCATTATTTAGTCTTAATGTTAATTTGTTATTTTCATCTGCGTCTACTTTAAGCCAAGAAGGTAAATTTTCATACATAAATTTAACCTTTGTAACCATATTTTTGGCTGTTTCTTGTTTTGTAGCGATACAAAGAATATTTCTATCTTTATGAAATAACATCATCCATAAAGAATAACCAGCAGAAAGAGTTGAAATACCTAACTGTCTTGACTTTAAGATAATCGAATAAGGATTATCTCTCATTAGAGTTAATACCTTTTCTTGGAATGGAAATAAATTAAATTGGATTCTACCTCTTTGAGGATGTTGAATATAGCAATACTTGCGCATAAAGTGAACTGGGTCTTTAGCACATTTAAGATACTCTTGTCGTATTACTTTTTTTAAATCAGACATATTATTTGGCTAGTACCAAAACCCCTACTACAGCTGCAATACCCGCTCCACTGAATAATTTTGTTTTTAATTTTTGTTTTTTTAAATCTTTTTGTAACTGAGCTGTTAACTCTTTAGATAAAGCTATTTGTTCTGCTTGTGTATTTACTATTCTACAAAAATTATCAATTTGAGCACTTAGATTAGTATTTAAATCACTTTGAACTAACAATTTATTATTAGTTTGGGTTAAAATTTGTTGCATAAATTCAATTTCTTGAGATACACCATCAAATTTAATAAGATCTTTTATAACTAATCTAGCAATAGGTTTAGTTAATTGAATCCTGGTTGTGTCTGGAGCTATTGATTTCGCTTTTATAGCGTTCTGCGAAAAACTGTTCAAGCTCATCATCACCAAAGAAATCAACAGAATCCACTTTTTGTTGAGTTTGTTTTTTAATAACATAAATTCTTGAATTTAATAATTTAATTTTTTTATCATATTCAGCTATCTTGCTTTCTAATATTTTAGATTCTTCTTCTAATTTTGAATTTTGTGAATGAAGAGAATCTATCTTTGAATTTAAAGCATTAATTTTATTATTATACTCAGCTACGTATTCTTCTTTATTGTTAAAGAATGTTACAACTATTATGGAAGCTCCTAATATAACTAATAAACTAATATTTTTTCTAAACCATTTAAACATAATAACTATGCAATATCTAAAGCTTTTTCTAATTCTTTTTTCAGTTTTGTTTTTTCCTTTAGGTCAGCCATAATTTTTTCTTTTTCTTCACCCTCAGCTTTTTTATAATCACCATTCAAAGATTTCATTTCTTTAGTTAATTTAGCTAATTCTTCTTTCATTTTAGCTAAACTTTTAGTTGCTTTAATATCAGCTTTAGTTGGACCTTCTTCTTCTTCTTTCATATCCATTTTAGACATTAAATCAGCAGTTTTTTCTAACTCTTTATTTAGTTCCTTTTGATTATTAATATCTTCTTGTGATGCTTCCTTAGCAAGAATAGATAAAATTTCTTCTTTAATAAACGATTGTAATTCTGATTTTTTCATTTATATAGGGGTTTTTGTTATAAATATATTAAGAATTAATAACATTTAATATCTGCTCTATACGCTGCTCTGTTGTACCCTTAATTTCTGATACATTTTTAGTCATAAAACCATATCTATTAATTAAATGAGTAATACTAAAATCGATTAAATCTCTATAATGTTCATCTGTTTCTCTTACTCCATTATCTTCAATAGGAATACCATCAGGAGAAATATAAAAAATATAATCATATTCTCTAATAAATTCTTTAGCATAATCTTCAAATTTTTCACTATCTATTAAGTCTATTGATTTAGCTGATTTAGTAAAAGCTATTACATCAAATATTGTTCTATCTGTGATTATGTTTTCATGCATTAATTCAGCACATCTTTCAGCTAAAAATACTGTTTGACCTTTTAATGTTGAATCAGTATTTAAAGGAATACCTAAATCACTTAAATATTTACTACGTTCTGTAGCAAAAGTATAATCTTTAAATTGTTCAACTTCTTTTAAAGCATTAACTAAAGTAGTTTTACCTACTGACATTGTACCACATAAACCTATTTTCATAATTAATTTCTATGATTATCTAATTTAGCTTTCATTGATTGGTTTTTATAATAAGGTAGACCTTCCCTTTGTTTTCTCATTTCTTTCCATTCCTCTATTGTTTTTCTATGACCATAAAGATAATATTCTCCTTTTCTTTCATTACCTTCTGGTATTAAAGCTGGTCCATCCCAGTTATGTAACTTCCCATCCCATACATAAGCTATTGTACCATCAGCTTTTCTTAATCTTTTTGATTGTGGAAATGGTTGTCCTGATTCTATATTCATATTTTATAATTTATTCGTTAATATATGAAGTGTTTTTTACTCCTCCAATATTTTTTCAGCAACTAAAGTACCTTGTGCGCCACTCACTGTTATTCCTCTAGCAGAAAGAGCATCCCCAACAAAATGAATATTAGGATATTTGGTTAGGGATAAATCAGAATAATCAACAAGTGGCTCAGGTGACAAATATTTTACTTCAGGTACATAAATACCCCAATCATCTTTAAGTGTTGGAAATACTTTTTTCATATCCTCAATAAAATCATATACATACATAAAATATGGTTGCATTGCTTTAGATATTTCATGTAATGTATCTACTTTAATAGCTGATACTTCTACACCTTCAGATGTTTGAGATGGTTCTCTACTTGGGCTGTAATATAAACCAGTACCTTCTTTTTGTAATTTATTTACTACTTTTCTAGACCAATCAAATGGTTTTTCAATACCTCTAACTTCCATTAGGATACCAAAATTAGTCATATCATTTCTGTATTTTTCATCTTTTTTAGCATGACCATTATAACTGTGATCTCCATATGTTTCTTCTACAGCAACATAAGCAGCATTATTATTAGTACAGAATGATCTTAATGATACACCTTTATCTTCAAATTTTCTATATAATTTAAAATCATAAGAAACATCAATTAATTTTTGAAAGTGTTTTTGTGGAGCTTCAAATCTAACACCTATTTGTACTGGTTTAGGTTCAGTTGGTAAATCATATTTTTCAGCTAATTGTTTACCAAAATCAATACCACTTTTACCTACACCAAAGATAAGTGTATCATAATCAATTGTAAAACTATCAGTATAGGCAATTTGTTTATCAAAATCAATATCTTCTACTTTAGTTTCCCAATGAAATTCTACACCATTATCAACTAAAAAGTCATACCAATTTTTACCTATTTCATGTAAGTAATCAGTACCAACGTGCCATACAGGGAATAAACGTAATCCAAAATATGGTTTAATAAAATCAGGTTCTGCAACAGGATTTGAGCATTGTACTTCTTCTGGTTTAGGATGGAATCGTTTAAAGTTTTCAATTACTTGATCCATTAATTCCATTGCCTTTTCATCACCTGTATATTTAGATAAATGACCACCAATGGCAGTATGGTAAGTTAATTTACCATCTGACCAACCTCCTGCACCTAAAAATCCAGTCATTACCTCAGAATAAGGTCTTAAATATGGGTCTTTACCCATATCAATAATGGTAATTTTACCACTAAAGTTGTTATCAACTAATTTTGTAGCAGCATTTACACCTGCTACTCCTGCACCTACAATTACTACGTTTTTAGACATTTATTATAATTTTAACACGTTAATATACAAACTAAAAATGACCCATCCAAAGGATGGGCCACAGCTCCATAATATTTTTAATTAAATCGACTGGCTATGAATCAGTCTATATGTTTGTTTTTACCTAAAAAAAGGGCATATCTGTACCATCTATTTCAAAGCCATCTTTTGTGGGGGTAATTGATCCCGTTGGCATAGGTTCCCATGATCCTGTTGATGGTAAGTTACCCATTTATTTTTATTTTTAAATTAGTTGTACCTTTTAATATTCGGTGTATTCTACCTTCTGCTATAAATATATGATCACCTTTTTTAACCTCAAAGGGGAGTTCGTTGTCAAATTGAACCTGCCATCCTTCTCCTTCTAAAATTTCAATATTTCTATCTTCAGCATCTTGATGCCAAACTAATTCTAGCTTATTTATATCTTTTGAGAATGTTCTTACGTTACCTTTATTACGATAAGGTTTTATTTTGTTTTCCCCCATGATTTACCTTTTCCTTTATCTTTGCATTTTGCAGGTGTAGGTCTACATGATGGATATTTTGCCCTTTTTTCTCCTTTTTTTCTACCACAGGCTTTGTATTTCATTTTACCTGTTTTAGGATCTTTTCTACCTGTATTACAATCAACCCAACCTCCTTCTTTACCTGCAGGGCCTTGTCTTTTAAACCATGTACGTAAAGATTCTTTTTCTTTTTCACTTAGTGTTTGAACATGTTCTTTTACACCTTTCCAAATATCTCCTTTACGACATCTAACTACAGCACCTGATTTATATGCAGATGGTTTTTCAAATTTGCGGTCAGCAATACGGAGACATCTGTCTCGTTTTTTCTTTTTTTCATTTAGAACATTATGTATTGCTTCCCTAACTCTTTCCATTACCAAAAAGTATTCATATTAGCACCTAAACCTAATGCCGATGCATATCTAGGTAAATTGCAAGACCAATATCCTGCTTTGGTTCTATCTTTTTTATTTTTACAATTATGTCTAGCTGCAAAAGCATTTCTAGCTTCTTTATTTTTAATTTTAGCTCTTAAGCCACCCGAACCAAATGATACTTTTTTAATTTTTTTAGTTTTAGGATCCCTTACATAAACATAATATGCTTTAGAACCACCACGTTTTGGTTTATTTAGGGGTACATCTTTACCTCTAAATTCAGCTTCTTCAATTTCATCTTCATTTAACATAGGTAAATCTAAGGGTACAGATACACCTTCATATAAACCAAATTCACCTAAATGTGTTTTAATTAATGCTTCATCTTCTTCACATAAATCAATTACATTTCTAGAATATAATTTTCTAGCTTCTTTAATTAAAGATAAATGTTTATCTGAACCAATACGATATACTGTTTCAAATAAAGGAATTTTTTTATCTATATGATATTGTAGACCTTCAGATAATAAAGATTTTACTTTACTTTCTGTAAGTAAAGGTCCTCTAATTTTAGTTTCACAAGTATTACATCCGCAGTTACACATATTATCTTATTATCATATTAGGGTGGGGATTATTCCATTGATAACCACTAATTGGGTTTTTAACTATAGTTCCAAATAAACCATCATCAATTGAATCCTCTAAGTTATCAATATCTACTAATACATAATCACCTTTTTTAGAATCCATAAACAAAAAATAACCAACATTAGTCTTCTCAGCATATGCTTCAGCATTTAACTTAGTTAATTTTATTTTCATTTCTGCAACATCTTTAAAATCAGCAGGACTGTTAAAATATTTTTTAGCTAAATCTTTATTAAAGAAAATGCTATCTAAAGCTTTTTGAACATCTTTAATTATAGTTTTTTCTTTCTCCTTTTTCTTTTTTGGATCATCCTCATTGGTTATAGCTTGATCGTAAAGATTTTTAATGGATACATTAATTATTTTATTTTGAGGATCGTTTAAAAATTCTTCTAATTCTTCTCCTTCTAAATATCTTTTTCCTAAAAATTCTAAATAATCAAAATCACTACCTCTTCCAGGTTGTTGTCCTAATCTACCTCCTGTTCCTTTTACTTCTAGATTTTTTCCATTATAATTTAAATCACCTCCACCACCTCTATTATCAATATCATTAAAGGCTAAAGCTAAAAATAATTCACCTTTACCTATAGAAGAACCAGTAGCATCAGCACCCGGTTCTATATTAATTAAATCTTGTACTAGATTAGATGATAATCCTGTAACTTTTGAAAAATTTCCTTTTTCGGGGGAATTAGAGAATGATTTGGGTTTGTAGTTTAAAAATTCTTGGACATTAGAATCTGAGATTTTATCTATTACATATTCTAGTGCTTTATCTCCTACTTTAAATGAATCAGCAGTATATCCCTTTTTTGATAATAAATTCTTAAGATCACCTTTAAATCCTCTATTAGAAATAGATCTAATATAAGCATTTAATTCTTCGTTGCTTAATTTACTAGAACGAATTATTTTGATAAGTTTATCTTCAAGGTTTTCTTCCTCCTCTTCTTTGATTAAGTTATTTACTATTGAAAATAACTTTTCCTTGTCTTCAGGATTATTCATATCAGGATAACCCTTCGAAAATCTCCAACTATGTTCTTTTAATATCTTATCAAAAACATCCATTATATTTCTTCTGTGTCTTCTATTTCAGTTTCTGTTTCTATATCTTCAGCTCCTTCAACATCAGCTCCTACTCCAGTTGTTGTTTTACCCCCATAAGATAAAATCCTAGCTATAGATTCTGCTGCTCTTTCTTCTTCATCTAAATTTAATAAATAATATTTTTTACCTTGAACTTTAGCTACCCAACTTCTATCATTATATTCTAATAAGAAATTTTCACCGTTTAAAAGGTTTACTCTAAAAGTAGAAGGACGAGGAGCAACCCAATCAATTGATTCTAAAAATTTATCAAAATCAACCGTAAGTAAATCAATGATAACTAACTTTAATTCTGGGAATTTGGTTAGTTCATCATAGGCAATAGCAGCATCTTCACCTTTGGTTTTTTCCTTATAGACTTCTTTTGCAAGTCTTTTTATTTTTTCTTTTAATTCAGAAGCTGTCATTATTTTTTATCTTGTTTAGCTAAATAGGCTGCAACAGCCATTTTGCGTCTTTTATCTTGGGATTTTCCTTTGAATTGTTTAGCATCTGATTTTTGGAAATCATCTACAAAATCACCTACATCAGATTTTTTAGTAAGTTTTTCTTTTATAGCTTTTATTTCACCACCTTTATTATAGATGTTTGATGCTTTAGTTTTACCTTCACCTTTATCATATAATACATTATAGGTAACATCACCAGTCATTTCTTTATTAACTTTAGTGATTTCACCTGGGTGTCCTAGGTATGTTACTTTATCTCCTACTTTAAATCCTTCAGCTACTTTTTTTTTACCTAATACCTCTTTAACATGTTTTTTGATTAAATGTTTTAAAGGTAATTCAAATACTGTGTCAGCATCCATTTCAATTTTTTCTTCATCTATTGAAGATAAAGGTCTATCTTTATAAAAATCTCTTTGTGCTTTAGCTTCTCTATCTAAACCACTCATTACATGATCAACTATATCTCTTAAACCTTCAGTTGAAATATCAACTGGGTTGTAGTTACCATCTGTCATGTAAGAATCTATTCCAACTTTACCTGTAGAGTCTTTTCTCCTCATTCCCGCTTTTGCAGCTTCTTCTTGATCAATTCTATACCCATACATTCTACTAATCATAAATTGATCAACATCTTTATCATATTGGAATATTACTACTTGTGATGGATTTTTACTATTATCAGAGGAAACTGAATAGCCATCAAACCCAGCTTCTTTTCCATCTGGTCGGCGTTCTTCAATATGGTATCCTTTTTTAGCAAAATAATCAAATAATTGACCGCCGTCCATTTCTTCTTCTTTTAATGGTTTGTCAGTACCCATTGCTTTTGAAAGCGCATCATATGCTTTATTTAAAATACTTCTATTTTTTTCACTTTTATCTTGGTTATAATTACCTCGTGCAACCCAAATATCTCTATGAAAGGGGCTGAGTTTATTATAATCAAGTTCCTCTTCTAAAGAAGATTCCTGCATATCATGACCATAGAGTTGTTTTTGTATATTATATATTTTATCTTCAATTTTATTTAATTCATCACCATACTTATCTGCAATTGGGCCACCTTCTGGTTCAGCTTCTTGCTCCATATCTCGCATTAATTGCTCTCTTTCATCTACTAAATTAGCTAACATATCTTTTAGAGTTTTAGCTTCATTAGAATCAATTGCTTCATCTAACATATCATCAATTTGAGCTACTTTTTCTTCACCATCTAAATAATGTTTAGCTGAGACTAATAGATTTTTAGCGTTAATAATTTTAGATTGCCACCAGTGTGGAAAATCCACTTCTCCACCTTGATCGTATTTATCCATCATTTCAAATAATTCAGATGAATATTTAGCTATTCTATATAAGTCTTTTTTAAGCATGTGAGGTTCATTGTCTTGATGACCTACATCTAAATCCTCAGTTTTAAGATCTTGTTTAATAGTTACAGGATGCATTTTGCCACTACCTTTTGGAAATTCAAATTCTTTTTTACCTGCATCTCTAGCTGCATCTGCTGCTAAAACAAAAGGAGATGCTTCTTTGACAGCAAGAGCATCTTGGATCATTTCTTTAAGTTTGTCTAAGTTCATATTTTCAACTTTTTTCTTAGCTTGTTTAGTGGCAATGCCATACATAACCTTTTCCGCATCCGCACCATATTTTTTAACTAGAGCACGTTTGTTTTTTAACAAACCTTTTAGAGCGATATTTTGTTGCTCTAGTTCGTTTTCGGTGAGTTTACGCTCGTTTAACATCTTATCTTTCTACTACGTGTGATCTTGTAAAGAAAGTAATAGAATTCCCAATTTGGTCTGCTAACTTTTCGTCTCCAATAGCTACAGCATTGTCATAAGCAGATTTTAAGTCATCTTGAATTGCTTGCTCTTCTGCTGAAAGGCCTACTTCAGAGGGAGTTGGGTCACCCATTTCTGGTTCTTCCATATCTATTTCATCTTCAACTTCTACTTCATCTTCAATTTCTGCTTCAACATCTTCCTCTTCTTCTTCTGAGAGTAATTCAATGATATCTTCTTTGATTTTAGCTTTAAGTTCAGATACTTTTATTTTATAGCTAATTGTATCCTCACCTTTTTCTATTTCACCATCTTTATGAAGATCATCCATTTCATCTTGTGAAAGTTCAATTTCTTCTTCTGTTACAGAAGAAGCTTTAGCATCAGCGTCACCAATTTTTTTATTTAATTCATCAAGTGTATCCTTAAATGTTTTAGCTAATTTTACTAATTCTGGTTGGTTTTCCTCTAGGTATTTTTCTAGAGCAGTAAATCTAGATTCCAGTGTAGATATAATATCAGTATATGATTTGAATTCACTAAATTCTTCAGTAACTGTTTCTTCAACTTCAGCTACTTCTTCGTTTTGAATTTCTTGTGATTCAGTAATTAATTGACCCTTTACTTCTTCTTTTTTAAATAAATGATTATTTTTTAAATACTCTGTGTAATTAAAATCGCTCATTATAATATATTTTTATTTATAAATATTAATTTCTTTTTTTATATTTACTCCTAGTTTGGTTGCTTCTTCCACGATTAGGGGAAACAGTTGAACCTCTACGTCCTTTTACTTTAGATTTTGGTTGAACTACAATAACTCTAGGTGGAACATAGTATGGTAAGTATTCCCTATTATTTCTATTATAAAACCACCAATAATTCCAAGATTGGGGTTGTGGATCAACAATTACATTTCTAGGTTGAATATAAGTGGGTTGTAAAGTAGATAATTGGTAGGTACCACAAGAGGTTAAACTTAATACTAATAATAAACTTATTAAATATCTCATTATTCTACTTATGATTTGCTTATTTGGGATGATCTAACAATTCGTACTATCTCACCTCGATCATCATCATCAGTATGAAATACTTCATATTCACCATATTTTTTACCATGATTTTTATTACCCCAATCATACATGTCTTGTTGAGAACCTCTTACATCAATTCTTCTATAAATGTCTGAATCTGGGAAGTTAATAGTAAATGTTAAATCCTTATGTTTATTATTTAAAGTAGCAGCTAATTTTTCTAGATATTCTTTACTTTCGTTAAGATATCTTTTTTTATTCCATTCGTGTACGTCAAAATTATTCATAATTATTTAGATTTACTTGTTTGTGATAAATATGTACTTAATAGGGTACCAATAGTAATTGATTTGTCACGTAAATATTCTAATTGATCTTCATTTAAACTTTTTGCTCTATTACAATATTCTGCTCCTAATGTTCCTATAAATTCATTTTTAAGAGAAAATAAGGCAAACATGTAAGAAGATTTAGCTTGGGTTCCTTCTGCAAATGTAGCTAATCCTAGTTTATCATCTTTAAAATTAGGAATTAGTATTTCTTTATTTTCATACATGTGCATAAATGGTTTTGTGAATAAAGAAACAGGAATATTTGTATAAGTATCACTTATTCCCTTATTTCCTGGTTTAATATGTTCATAAAATACAGAAAATTTTTGGATTGATTTACCTGTAGGGTAAAAATTACCTCCATTATGGAACTGGGAAATCCATATTCTGCAGCATTTTAATTCTGTCATTATTTCTTCTAATTGCTCATCTATTAATAAATTAGATTTAATAGAAGAAACTACAGGGTCAGCAGATTTCTTTTTAGATTCTAAATAAAATCTATATCTAGTTACTAATATAGGTCCTACAAAAGCAGTTATTATTGCTACTAATATTGCTATTTCCAATTCAAACATTTTAAGTTTTTAATCCTTCTAAATATTCGACAACCTCTTTAATATTTTTATCTACTAATTCTTTATTAATTTTTCCATTCCACTTTTCAACATCACCAGCTTCAGAAACAAAAGAATTATTTGATTCAGACATTTTTTCTTCTACCCAATTCTTAAATTCTACTATTTTATTATCAATCTCATCATTCTTAATATTGCGCTGGTATTCTTCCCACTTGCCTTGCTTTTTTAATTCAGCTTCAAAATCAATTACACAATCAAAACAAATTTTATGTATATTATAAAATTGTTTATCTACACGTTTTTTCATTACGCGTTTACATTTTGGACAAAGTAAAGGCATAACATGTGCCTTTTTTGCTTTATCTAACTTAGTGATATTTTGTTTAATACCATCTTTGATAGTCCAAGTCCTACCATCAGATTCCCAAATATCACCTTCTTTATAAAACTCATCTTTTTTAGAGAAACCAACACTAGAACGTGTTTTTTCACCATATTTTCCTTGAACAAGATTTCTTAATCGTTCTACATCTTGTTTTTGAAACTCTTTTTTTAAAACGTTATCTTGACTCATAAACCTAATTTTTGTAAATCAGAAATAACCTGATTTGCTGATTGATATAATATACCTGTTCCTCCTGCGTTATTCCAATTATCAATTATATACTGTTTGTCGTCTATAAGTATATCAAAATTGGTTAATTCTGGTTTGATTAAATGTTTTTCTTTGGATTTTTCAAAATTTATTTTGGGTTTTGAAGGAAATACATCTCCTATATGATTTCTAATCCAAAGTCTTTTTCCTAAACGGGATTCTTTTCTAGCAGATGGGGCAGTTAACATTTCATAATCATGTTTAGATACATAATCAACTAATTCTTTAGCACCATCCATAACAGGAATACCAATCCAAAAACGTAATTTATGTTCTACATCTATAAAATCCCAAAATTCATTTTTACCAAATTTATCTTCAAATTCTGAAGGTTCCATTCCTGATAATGATCTAAATCTTTGGTCAAAATCAGCTACAACCCCATCCATATCAAGATAAATTTTATATTTGCCTTCTTCTTCTCTTAAACGAGCTAATTCTTGTGAAAATGCTTTTATACCTAATTTATCTCCTTTTTTCCCTTCTTCTATTACAGAATTAGTCCAACTTCTAAATAAAATATTTCCAGTTTCATAAGCTTCTCTTTCAATATTTTCTAAACGATCATCTTGATTTACATTAGTTGTACCATAATCCTCTAATCTATCTTCCATGTTTTGATGAACATGTACTAATTCATGAGCATAAGATCTTAAAATATCTTTTGGATGTCTACCATAGGTAAACAAAACTATTTTATTATTATGTGGAGTGTAGTATGCTGTGTTACCTAATAATTTCATCCCATTTTCAACTTCATCATGTACAAATTTAACTTCAGGAGATGGTTGTAATTTTAAACCATTATCTTCCATATAAGAAGTTAATGATTCAATATAGGGACTAAAATTAAATTCTTTAGGGTCTAAAGATTCATTTAAAGTTTGTTTTGATAAATCAACTACCCATATTTTAGGATCTATTCCATTTTTAACTGAACCTGCAAGTCTGGTATTACCAGCAACTAGATCATAATCATTATTTGAGAATTTAACAGCAATTGGTGTTTCAATATTTCCAACTTTAAATGCTGATATAAATCTTTGTTTTTTAGGTTCTTCTAGACTATCAAAATCTAAATTTACATTTCCTAGCACTTTTTTAATAGAACTATAAGGAACAGATTTACCTTGTTTAGCTAATTTAACCCATTTTTCTTTCCCCATTTCTACAAATTCTGGATAACGATTAGCTTCTTCCCATTCTGCATCAAAGTTAGGATTGGTATATGTTATTTGTTTATTTTCTTCTAATCCTAAACTAACTAATTTAGTATAATACTTTGGGTCCTCAGCTAAATGTTGCAAAGCAATTACTTTAGCTTTAGCTGGGTCATCTGTATGTTCCATTTCAACTTTGATTCCCATTTTAAGTTCTTTGGGATCAACTTCTTTTTCTTTAGCTGGGGTTTGGATTTCAGCTATTTTATCTGATACTATATTATATACTTCTTGTTTTTCTTCAGGGGATAAAATATTAGGAACAAATTTTTCAAATTTTTCAAATGAAACTTTAGCAGCATTTCTAGCAGCAGTGCCTGATACCCCACCTGCTGTTACAATGGTACGAAGTTCTAAATTTGGGTATTTAGAAATTGATTTAGTTCTGTCTTTAATATCTTTAAAATCTTCTTCATTCCCCTCTCTAGCACCTATAACCCATAATACTTCTCTTGTAGGATGGTTTTTAGCAAAATCATATACTGCTTTAACAGGGGGTATTGAGGTAGGTTCTATTTTAACTTTAAATGGAAGATATTTTTTATAAATTTCCCATATTAATAAAGATTCTACTTGGCTAATACCATTTCTGTCTTTATTCCCTATAAAAAGAATAAGTTCATCTATTTCTGGGTTTTGTTCAAGGGCTAATTTAGCAACTTCAAAATGACCAGAAGTAGGGGGTTTGAATCCACCAGCGTATACTGCTGTGGTTTGTTTTTTTTCTTCTTCAGGTAGTAATCCTTTTACTAATTCATTTACTAAACTCATGTACGAAGAAATTTATTTATTTTTGATTGTGCCTCTTCTTTATCTAACCCATCTTTTACTATTTTTTCTACTTCTTTGCTTTGTATTAAATTTTGGGCTAATTTATTTAATTCTGCTTTTTGTTTATCACTTCGAGCTTGTTGAGCTGGAGTTTTAGGTTTGGCATCTGTAACTTTAAAATGGTCTAAATATTCTTTATATATGTCTTCAATTTTTTCCATTTTTTCTCCTTCTAATGTATTAGCTACTAAGGCAAAATTTTCATTACTAAATAATTCTTTATAAGGAAAATAATTTTTAGTTACATTTACCCAAGTTCTTAATACTACAGCTGGGGATAAGCTTCTATCTTTCCCTCCTGATTTTTCAAATCTAAAGTGGTTTTGTTTTAAAGAACGTTCTAAATCTGTATAAACATAAAGCATGAATACATCATATCCTGCTTCTTCTAATTGTTCTTTTAATTGTTGAGTATTTTTATAAGATGCAGCAGTACCATCTAATATAAAAGATTCTTTACCTGCAATTACAGTTTGAATTTGACCCTTAAATTCTTTATTAGCTGCCGCCATAGCAACAGCAGCATCACTTCTTTGTTGAGCATTTGCTCTTTTTAAATTTAAACTAACATTAGCTTTTTTTAGTTTTTCAATAAAAAGGTTATCTACATTCATTATTTTTAAACCACTTAGGTCTAATCCATCAAGGGTATATCCTTTTCCTGCACCTGGGGCTCCAGCTAATATAATAGCTTTAGGATTACCTTGAGCTTCTCTTAATATTTGTACTAAACTTATCATGATTTTGGTTTTCCCATCATTACTTTTCTATGCTTTTCTCCTCCGATAACTCTATCATAAGATCCATCTCCGTTCCAAACAATATCTTTCCCTTTTAATACTTTACGAACTAAAAATTCATCATCAACAGGTTCTACTCCTTTAGCAAGAAGAATATCTTTTATTTTTCCACTAACCTCGATATAATATCCTGTTCTTTTAAGTAATTCAGCTTTATGATTAACTATTTTACTTTTTGCTTGTGGTGAATTATCATGACCCGTTGCCACAAACTTTATACCTGATGGTTTTTGTTTTGCAACACTAACTGCATCTATTCCTGGATCTGAATCTAAATCAATAACTTCATATTCTTCATCTGGGGTTATGTCACTTGGGGATTTATAATTAGGATGACCCCCAATAGGGGCGTATGCTGTAGAAATAAGATCAAAGATCTCATCTTCATAGTCTTTTAATTCAGAAGTGGGAATGGGTTGCCATTGTCCTTTAGATAAGGCCATTTCCTTAACAATATCTAAAAATTTTATCATTTAAAAGTATTTGTTATAAATATCGACAAATATATCAAGTGGTGTTTGATGACCCATTTTTTCAATCATTTCTACTCTTTCTGTTCCATCCAACATTGCTTTTGTAGTGATAGGATCAATAATCTTATCTTCTTCACCTAAAACCACTATTTTGTCAGCATAATTATAACCATACTTAATGTCAGAATCTATTTTTAATGAACGAGAATGAAGTGCAGGATTAAATAACAATGCAGTACATCTTTTATGTGAAGCAATAATATCTGCTAAATACCCCCCCATACTTGAACCTATAATTAAAGTATCTTCATCTACTTGAAATAATAAATCATAAAAATCATTATAAGTAAAGTTTTCATAATCAATAGCAGGGGCATAAACAAATCCTTGTGTAGCTAAGAAATCAACCTTAGGGCCTCCTTGCTTACTTTCTAACCCGTGTAAATAAATTATTTCTTTTCCTACCATCCTCTTTCTCCTCTTTGAACATAAGCATCATGTCTTGCCTGAGATTGGGCTTCAATATCCCAAGCTTCATTGGCAGTAACACAAATCTCTTCTCCATTACGAAGAATGACTGCACACTCATCTCCTGTTAAACCACATGTGAAAAATCTTAATACTTGATCGAACATAACCTTTATTTTTAATTCGTAACTCATTTACTTTGTAAATATACGAACAGTCTCCTGGGTAGCCAAATTTCTACACGGTTCTCTTCACAGTAGTTTGGAAAGAAGTTGTAGCAGGTTTATGTTTTGGATTTTCTAAATCAAATATTCTTTTAACAGAATTAAATATTTCTAAATTTTCTTCTTGGGTTCTAGGAGATTCATGTAACTCCCATCCTTTGCCTTTTACCTTTTTTCCAGTTTTATCTGGTCCTCTTGATTTGGATTTTAACCATAATATACCTACCCTATTTACTTCTTTACCAAAGCATTCTTCATAACATTTAGCATAAACTGCTCCTTGTAAATCATAAACAGTTTGTAAATGGTTTGAGGTTTTAAAATCAATAACCCATAATTCATCATCAATTTCACAAATACAATCTACAGTGCCAGCTACTTTTAATTCATCTGAAAATAAGTGGGTTTCTGTTTCAACTAGAACAGGTTTATATGTTTCCCAAAAGTCAACAAAATTTAAAAACATTTTCCAAATGTCAGGATTCATTTTAGGATTACCATATTCATTTAAAAAATTCATTTCTTTACCTTCGAAGTATTCTTCTATTAATTCGTGTACAGCTGTACCTTCCTCAGCACTTTTTTTAACAATCCAATCTGCACTATATCCTACTTTTTTAAGCCAATCTTCAAAGTGTTTACCTTTAGGATATGAATTTAAAACATAAGTTACAGATGGATAAAATTCCCCATTACGTCTATAATAACGTGAATCTGGTAGTGTTATTTGTTTGTGATCATCAGATATTTCTAAGATTCGGTCATATGATTTTTTGATCATAGTGCTAATTTTCTTTCCATTAAATTATAATAGGTTAATGGAACAGTGTTTTGGATTAGTTTGGTGAAATTTTTAAAACCCATTTCACTTGGATCCTTATCTTGTAAATCAACAAGATAGACTTCTTTACCTTCTGCCAATAGCATTTCACAAAATTGTAAAGCTTGTTTCATAGCATCCCTATCTAATGCTATATAAATTTTATCTACTAATGAAGTAACTATTTTTTTCATTAAGCTACTTTGTATATTTTTTCCTAATAAAGGAATTGCGTTTCTTTTTATTGCAATAGCATCAAATAATCCTTCACAAATAACAATAGGTAATTTCCAATTTATTAAATGTTCATTTGGGATTATATCTCTTGATGCTGAGGGGTTTCTATATTTTACATAAGGATCTTTTTCGAATGAACGAGCTGTAAAATAATTTAATCTACCATCTTCATCATAAGTAGGAATTATAATCATATTGTTATATAAACCGCTTTTACAATAACCTATATTATATTTTAGAATATCGTATTTACTAATGTGTCTTTTTTTTAAGTACGCTAATGCGTGTTTAGCAGTGATATCGTTTAAATTACCGGTAGATAGGCTAATAAATTCATCTGGTAATGAAACACTAGATATAATTTGTGTTTCTTTTATTGATTTAGATGTTTTTACTAGTGATTTTAATTCAGTAAATTTATTACCATCTACTTTTAATTGTTTAAATAAATTATATATAGTAGTTCCTCTAACATTACAAGCCCAACAGTGCCAAGGGTTTTTACCTTCTCTATTTTCAGTTAAATTAACTTCTAATTTTGGTTTATGATGATGGCAAAAAGGACAATGGTAAGCATAATTATTTCTAGCGGTTGCCTTTCCTGATCCAAGTACAGAATTAACTAATGTAACTAATAATTGGTTTACCATAAACAATAATATACAACCTTATTTTTTTTATTCCAAATAATATAAAAAGAAAGCCGACGAAAGTCGGCTTTGTTTCTTTTACATAGTTAAAGTCTTATTTTAGACCCACTTTAGCTGTAATGCGTCCATAAAGAGCTACTGCTTGTCCAATTGCGAAAGTAACCGCAGCCCATACATTATCTAAAGACTCAACTAATCCACCAGGTTCATCTGCACCTAGTACTTCACCTGCAGCTCCTGCTATATCTACACTACCATTTGTAAGTGCAAATACAACTCCTGAAACTGAGGAAATGATCAAACCAATAATTGTTTTTGATTGGTACCAAGATTTTACATCTTGGAATTTGTCTTGGATTTCTCCCATATCATAAAAATTTATAATTCTCTTATAATTATGAAATTATTTAGTTTCCTTTACAAGATCTTCAAATTCAATATTAGCTAAATCTCTAGTAAAAAATTTTCCTAAAATATTATCATTAAAAAACTCATCTGGTTTTTCTAATACTTGGTATATCATTTGATACTTTACTTCAAAGTAGGTTAATGATTTTTTATTAGGACATACTTTTAAAATCATACGTTCAAATTCATCTTTTTTACCTTCTGATAAAAGTGTTTTTATATCTTTTTGGGAACCATAATAATTCAACCAATCAGATTCTTTAACAGCTAGTTTGTAAGCAGGGCGACGTCCAACTACACCTTGTAGTTGTTCTAACTCTCTTTTTCCAATTTTTACTTTACGTGTATGATATAAGACTTTTTTTCCGATGTAAGCTTTTCCAGAGGGTTTGTGAGTAACAATATAAACAAAACCAAATGTATTTTCTGGAAATTGAGTGATGTCCCCTATTTTTTTAGTTTTATAGGTCCAACTCATAGTATTTAAATTTAGTATAAATATTAATTCTCTCTTCGTTCTTCAGGTTCATAATGTTTTATGCGCTCGTGCCATATGGGGGAAGCCAATAAAACTGCTGAATTTATTTCATTATTTTTTTGTTTTAAAAATACATAAGACATCCAAGTTTGTTCAAAGGGATTATCCCATTTTGTATCAATAAAAACTTTTTGATTACCTTTTTTAGACATAATCATAGGCCAGTTAGTGTATGTAATATCTCCTGTTATATAAGCCACTCCATCTATAGCATCAATTCTATTAAATTGGGTTCTAGGGGCGTTTGGATCAATCCCATTAGTAGGAAGTTGGTCATAATCAGGCCAATATTCTGTTCTACTCTCTTGGGGTACATTATACCAGCTAGTTTGGATATTATTATCCCAATATACTTCTGTAAAAGACATTTTTAAATAATCAAAATCTTCTTTTACCATTATCTTATGGAGAGTGTTGTATAAATTAGGGATATACTTTCTTAATCCATTTCTACAAAATTGACCTTCATATTCTGGGGGGTTAGATGTCATATCATCTTCAAAAAAGAAATAGTAATCTGCATCCGAGTCATGGAAATGTTCTGCTGCTGCTTGTCTTCCACCACAAATTCCTTTATTTCCTTCTAAACTTATATATTCAAAATTATACTCTTGTGCTATTTCTTTATTTTTATTTCTGGAATCTTCATTTGTAGAATTATCTAAAAGTATAAGTTTTGGGTTTTCTAACCACTCAGGTACTTTTTTCATTGATTCTATAGTATGAAGTACTTGTTCTGGAAAGTTAAAGGTAAGTATGTATAGGTTAGTTTTAATTTTATTTGGATTATATTTAGGTTGAATTAATTTTTTTCTTTCTGCTGGAATAGGTTCTAATTCAATATTATCATTTCCTAAGTTAATAGCAAATTTTACAATTAAGCCATTATCATCTAACATATACCTTCTATAAGTTTCAGGTTCTTGATACGCCATTATAGTAAAAATACTTTCTTCAGTGCCCATTAATCCTCTGTTTAAAGTATTATTTAATAAATGCCAATAGGTTCCATTTCCCTCTTGGATTGTTTCTTTAGTACCACCAAATAAACCACCTCTACAAACATATTCAACAGGACAATTAGTATATTCTTGCATAGCTTTATGTTCAAACCCATGAACTTCATCTACAGCTTTATAAGGCCAACTTAAAAATAAAAATGGATCTAAATAATTTACTATTTTACTAAACCAATTATCGGCAAAATAACTTTCATGTACTGACATTGTTATACCTGCATCAAGCCATATAAAATATTCAGAATCAAAAGGATTCCATACAGTAGCATTGTGTAATAATGAGTACTTACTCATTACTATAGGATTATACCATTCATTTTTACATTGAGGACTTTCTTTTAACCAACCTCCTTCTCCAGTAATATTCACCCATTCAGGAGAAGTTCGTATTTTTTGGGTCAAATCCCAAAAACCACCATACATTTCTTTAACGTCAGATAATTCATAGATTTTGACAAAAGTATTTTCTTTACTTCTTTTTTCCCATACTAATTTTTCTAGTTCTGCTGGAAGGTAAAGGAAAAGATTACAATCAAGAGTCATTAATCTTTCTAAATGATCAATGTACATACTAAAATCTTTTTTATGATTTCCAATGTCCCAAAGTCCAGATACTACTGTAAGTTTATCTGATGGTTTTTGTTCTTTTATGAATTTTTTGCTAATGTAAGTATCTTGTAAAATTAAACCATCCATTTCTGTTGTCTTATATACTTCAAAAGCATCTTTATATGTATTTAAAATAGGTTTTCCATCTACATTAAATGAAGTGTTTAGTAATACTCCTATACCTGTTTCTTCTTTAAACTTAGTTAAAAGATCATATAACCATGGATTTTGTTCTTTAGTAACTGTTTGTACCCTTGCTGTTCCATCTATATGGGTAATAGCTTGTAATTTTTCTTTCCATTCATTTTTTACTAAAGGACAATAATTCATCCATCTAGATTCTTTATCAAAATCAAAATAAATAGAAACATCTTCTAACCTTACTACAGGGGCAAATGGACGATACCATTCTCTATTTTTTACTTTAGCATTAAGAATATCTTTCATCCTTTCTATATTAGGATTACAAATAATACTTCTATTACCTAATGCCCTTGGTCCATGTTCTGCTCCATCTCTTACAACCCCAATTATATTCCCTTTTTGAAGATCATTAATTACTTGGGAAATATTTGAAGATACTTCAAATTTTCCTTCATATTCATATTCATTTAAATATTGTGTTAAATTAAATTTATCAAATATTTTTGGCCCTGCATATGTTATATCTATAGATTCTGTGGGTTTAATATGATTACAAAGCATACCAACAGATAAACCACAATCAGATGGATTTGGTGAAATAAAGGTTTCTCTTAATTTCGCTAATTTAGTATTTAGTAAAATATTTAATCCTCCTCCGCCAGTAATGTGCAAAGGCAGTGTAGGATAAGCATCAAGATGTGGTTGTAAAATTTCTAGTACCTTTTTTTCTAACATATATTGGTTAGTAGCCGCAAGGTCTTTACTATCCTCTGAATTAGCTAGGTTGTTTTCATCCAATGGAATGTTTAATCTGGTTAGTATTTCTTTAAATATACCTTCGTGATCTACTCCAGTTTCTAATTCATACCATTTTTCAAATTCATCTAACCATTCATTTCTAACTTTACCATATCCTGCTAATCCCATTAGTTTACCAGCATATACTAAGTTTCCAATTAAGTAATTAGATTCATGTTTTAGTTCACTAACATAATGACCAACCATCCCATAACAAACTCCATAATTAACATTTTTATTTAAAATATCTTCAGGATTCTCTCCTTTTTTATGTTTAAATATTCTAAACCATCCATCATTACCACCACCATCAAATGATAGCACTAAAGCTTCATTGTGGTTTGATTGGTATAAAGAACTACAAGAATGATTTTCATGATGGTTAGTTTGGATATACTGGTTTGATTTAAATACTTCTTTTACTAAATCTAAATCTACTACATCATAATAGCAATAATCATAAGATTCTATTCCATACTTATCTTTAAAAATATCTTTAACAGATATTAATACATCTTTACTGTTATCCACTAATGTTGGGGGGTAAAAAAATAGAGAAGCATTTTTTTTATTTACTAATCTTTCAATTTCAATAACTTCTTTTATTTTTCCATCTATTGCTAAACTAATAGAAGCATTGTGAGAACCATATATTGCTAAAACTGTGTTCATTATTTATTGTGTTATATAATGGTTTTCTATTATTAAACCATCTAATTCTGTTGTTTGAAGTATTAAAAAACCATCTTTAATAGTAGATAAAATAGGTTTTCCTGCTACATTAAATGAAGTATTTAGTAATACTCCTACACCTGTTTGTTTATCTAATTCAGATAATAATTCATATAAAAATGAATTTTGTTCTTTGGTAACTGTTTGTATCCTGGCTGTGCCATCTATATGTGTAATAGAAGGTAATTTTTCTTTCCATTCTTCTTTAACCATAGGGCAAAAATTCATCCATCTACTTTCTCCTTCCCATTCAAAATATTTAGAAACATCTTCTAGTCTTACTACAGGAGCAAACGGACGGTACCATTCTCTATTTTTTACTTTAGCATTAAGAATATCTTTCATATTTGGAATACTAGGATCACAAATAATACTTCTATTACCTAATGCCCTTGGTCCATGTTCTGATTGGTCCCTAATTACTCCTATTATTTTACCATCTTTTAAGTTTTGTACTAATTGTTCAATATTTAATTCATTTACATCATGAGTATTTAAATATTCTAAAAGAGTACCTAAGTCTAAAATCGGAATACCTTTATAAGTTATATCAATTGGTGTTTTTGGTTTTAAATATGATAATAATAACCCTACTCCAAGACCACAATCATTAGGATTTGGACCAATAAAAACTTCTTTATTAAATTCAGTTTTAATTCTAGTATTTAGTATAATATTTAAGGCACACCCCCCAGTAAGTATTATAGGCATATCTTGATATTTTTCCATATAGGGTAAAGCAACTTCTAAAAAACATTCTTCAAAAGCTTTTTGTGAAGTAGCAGCAATATCATATGCAATTTGTCCTTTTAACCTGTTATTTCTATCAAATTTTACTCCTATATTATCACCAATAATTTTATTAATTTCTTCTTCATACTCACCAGATGCTGCATTTGCTTTATAATAATCCATAAAATAAGGAATCCAATCTTCATGTACTTCCCCAAAAGCACATAATCCCATAATTTTACCTGGGTATATTAGATTACCATCTGTTAGTGGGATTTGTGTTATATCATCAAAAAAATCTCCAAAAGTTGCATATGGAAAACCTAAATCATAATAAATGTGATCATTTCCTAAAATAGGATTTTTAACTTTATTAACTAACATAGGTCCTTGTTCTCTATTAGCTAAATAAATATTAAATTTACCATCATCACCCCCTCCATCAAATGAAAATATTAAAGCACTTTCATATGGAGATTGATAAAAAGCTCCATTAGCATGAGACTCATGATGATTAGGATAAATAAAATTTTTAGCATTAATTTTTTTTGCTAAATTAGTTGACACTCCATTATGATGAATTACAGAACAATTAGCTATGCAGTTATCAAATTCTTTTATACCATATGTTTTTTCAATCCAATCAAGAATAAAATCTACAAGTGTCCAAGGATGTCTGTAAGTTTTGTACTGACATATACCTGAGTTTTTTACACCTGTAATTCTTTCTGTTTCTATAACACATAAAATTTCTCCTTTATCTTCTACTACTATAGAACCGTTATGTGAACCGTAAAATGAAATATTAGCCATCTTGATGAATAATTAAATGATAATGATCCATCATTTCTTTTACCCATTTTTCAGGGTATGTTACTTGGTCATTAACATGTGTTCCTGTAATATTTCTTAATACGTGGCAACCTGTGTGATCAGGAAAAGGTAAATTATCTAAAACAGGGAAGCTATTACAATTTCTGCCTAAAGTATTAATCACTCTCCAATCTGTTTCTTTATCCCAAGCTACACATTTTATATCCTTTTTATGTTTATAAGCATAATATCCTACTAAAATATCATCAGACCAATGATTATTAAATATAAATTCTTCATTTAAAAAATCATCTTCAAAAAAAGATCTTTTATAACTTACTGAATGCCAATGCCCTGTAATCATTATATTATGATCATAAAATAAAGGGAAAACATCTGGCATAGGAGCAAAAGTAAATTTCTTATTCCCTTCTTCATCAGTCCAAGTTCTTTTCTGGAGTAATCTATCACCTCTGAATGCAATTGCACTATCAGGATATTGTTCTAATTTTTTCAGATGATATTCTAACATATCAGGATGGTATAAATTATCATCATCTAATATAATTAGAGTATCATCTTTTTTATCTGTATACTGTAAAGCACCAACAATTTTAGTTGGAGGACCATAATCTTTTAATCTGTTAATTATCAAATGGTCGTATTCTTTTTTTAATTCTTCTACCCATTGTGGAATTTGAATTTCATCACCTTTATCAGTATTTTGAGGCAATCTTCCAATATTATCTGCTAATCTTGCTGTATATTTAAAAGGTACATTATAAAGAACTTTATATTTCTTATCAGTATTTTGGGTTAAAAGAGAAACTAAATTTTGCCTTGATGATTGTTCAAAATTCATTCTATCAGGTACGGTAGTTAAAGATATATAAATCATGTTTTTATATTAAATTTAAAAAAGATAAATCACTGTCAGGTCTAGATAAATCATTTCCTCTATCTAAAAAACTACAAGGATAATGTTTTTTATCCTCTTTAATATAAGGAACTAAATCTTTATTTACAAAAGAAAGTTCAATTACTTCAGGAAGGGAATATTGTTTTATATAATTTGTATTAGGAACAATTTCTTCATATGCAAAGTTATTAGCATAATTATTTCCATGGACATGAATTAAATAATAATACTCATTAAGTTTATTTATACATTCAAAAAATTCTTTTTGTCTAGTAGGATCTTGAAGCCAATGAAATTCAAAAACTAACCCAGTTGTTACTTCACTAAGTTTTTGAATATCTGTATTTAGGATATATTCACATTCTGCTCCTTCTACATCAGCTTTGAATAAAACTCTATCTGTAATTCCTGATTGTTCATAATGGGATAAAAAATTATCCATATTATCTGTTTTAAACGATGATATTCCTTCTTTGGTATAAATTATATTATTTTTATAATTTTCATCTATTTCAATTCCTTCTATAGTATGGTCATAACAAAATGCTTTATTTCCAGTTGCATCTACATATGCTTTTTCAAAAGATATATCATTTCCTACTCCATAACTAAAAAGTGAAACACTTTTTCCTATTGATTGTAAAGCCACAACATACCCCCCATCCCAAAGATTTCCAATTCTTACTTTTTGTAAAATAGGATCATAAAGTTTTAAAGAGTTTATCATTTTTTTTTATTTTAGTTTATTTAAATTAATTAATTCTGTAAATATTTTAGTATGAGATTCTAAAGTACAATTTTCATCCCACCATTTTCTTCCGTTTTCTGATAGAAAAATTCTATAATCTTTATCTTGTTTTACTTTTTCAAAAGTTTCTATATAAGCATCCGCTAATGATTTATAATCTGAAAAATCAGGGCATGGTACTTCTGCATAATGGTAGTTAGGGATTAATTTATTATGGTATTGTATATGTAATTTTGGTCTTACTAAAGCAGCCCCCAATCCTAAAGCCTCAAAAGTTCTATTAGATACTTCAGCTCCACCATTAAAATCAATATGAATTGAATATTTAGATAATTCTTTAATAAAATCTCTAGGGGGAATAGCTGGGGTTAGGTTAAATCTAGTATCATATTTTTTTATATATTCTCTAAAATTCCATATTCCTCCTCCTATAAAAATAGGCTTCTCAGGAGAAATAGTTGATCTTTTTTTATTTTGATAATATTGAATAGCTTTATATCCTTCCCAAAACCAAGTACTATTTGTACAAGGAGTATATTTTATAAGAGGGTGAAAGGGTTCATATGTTACATCTTCATGTTGTAATCCACCACAGGCAAATAATTCTATACAATTATCTAAATCTTCCCATAAATTATCTTTTCGTATTAAATGGTTTTTATCACAATAAGATATGGCTATATGTTTACCATTATCTGGGTTTTCTAATAAAGGAATAAATATATTATATTTGGTACAACAACAATATGTTTCTGCTTTATCTTTATTATCAATAGGTATTATTTCTATATCAGGATACTTTTGTTGAAGGCTTCTATACAAACTAACCATTGCATAAGATAAAAAAAAGTTACTTGCTCCTATAGAGGTAGAATCTATAGGAGTATTTTTAACATCTTCTATAGTCCATCTTGCAGGTAGGGGTAAGTAAAAATTGATTTTCATAGTTTATTTCTCCAATATTTTATCATTTCATCTAACATCTCTTTAAAACTATATTCACGTTTCCAACCAGTCATTTCTTCTAATTTAGAAGGATCCCCTTTTGTTAATTTAATTTCTTTAGGTCTTAACATATTAGGATCAGTTTCAATATATTCTTTGTAATCCATTCCTAAACTAGAAAAAACATATTCACATAAATATTTTAAACTATTAAGTTCTCCTGAAGCACATACAAAATTATTAGGGTTTGATTGTTGTAAAATTAACCACATAGCTTGGACATGATCCTTAGCATGACTCCAATCTCTATAAACATCTAGATTACCTAATTTTAATTTATCTTGTTTATTTTTATATATATTAACTGCTCCTTTTATAACTTTAGTAGTAACAAAATTATCTCCTCTACGTGGAGATTCGTGATTAAATGCAATCCCTGTACTTATATACATGTTATAGGCTTCTTTATAAGTATTGCATATATTATAGCTAAATACGCGTGAACAGGCATATGGGTTATTAGGATTAAATGGAGTGCTTTCTCTTTGAAATCCATCACTATCTATATTATTCCCGAACATTTCAGAAGAAGAAGCTTGATAAATTCTTGTTTCAGGAGATATATTTTTTATACATTCTAATACATTCAAAGTCCCAGTTGATATAGTATTATTAGTATAAACTGGATTGTCAAAACTAATTCTAACATCTGATTGGGCTGCTAGATTATAAAATTCGTTTGGTTTATATTTTTTTACAACTTTTTGTAAAGAATCTAAATCAGTTACATCAGCATATTCTAATATTATTTTATCTACTAAATGAGATATTCTACTATTAGATAAATTAGCATTAAAAGAATGTCTTCTAATAGTACCTATAACTTTATATCCTTTAGATAACAATAACTCAGCAAGATATGAGCCATCTTGCCCTGTAATTCCAGTTATCAAAGCTGTTTTTTTCATTATAAGTTTATTTCGTATCTTTCAGTCCAACCTCTTTTTTCACTATGACCCCAATAAACTACTTTAGAAGGATTTTTTTCAGTCATAAACATTTTTTCATAATGTATTGGTTGACCTTGTTCTAAAAATAATTTTAATCTATAATCATCTATATACTCAGATTCAATTCCAGTTCCATTTTCATCATCAAAAGCAACTAAGATAAAATTATAGTCTTTTTCAGGTAAATAAGAAGGTTGAATATCTACTAAATGGTAAAAAGAATGCATAAAACTATCTTCCCATTCTTGTTTATCTTCTATAATAGGGTTTGGGGGTAAAAAATTATCTTTTGTATATTTTTGAAATGATTTTTTTTCAAAATGTATACCAGCGTATTTTTCATAATCTCTTAAAGTACGAACTGTTCCTAAATCATAACCAGTTAAATCAAACCCATTATCTTCTACTCTTAGTAATTGTCTTATTTTAGCTCTACCTACATTATTTTCTCTCCACCAACTATCTTCACCTCTTTTAGATTGATCATCCCATACTAATATTCCATCTCTTTCTTCTCTCATTGTAGCATGCCATATTACTACTCTATGAGGATGAAATAAATCGTAACCATGTGTATAACTTCTTACTGTTAAATTTATTTCTTCTCCTGCAAAGAAAATATCTGAATCGTGTTTTACTTCTCTAGCCCATTTATTAGGACCAAAACAAAAATGTCCAGAAATAAACCTAGCAGGAACTGGTTTGTTTAATTTTTTCCAGTCTATTGCAAATCCTGTAGGTCTAATAAAGATAGTGCCATGAGGGTAAAATGAAGCTGCTTCACTATACCATGGTTCTTGAACTCTATCTTCTGGGTCATTAAATGGGTTATAATAGGGTAAATAACCACAAATTAAAGGATTATGACCATCTTTAACTAATTGATCGTACCATTCAATTAAAGTTTTATCCCAATCTTTTGTAAATCTATGATGTGAATCTAATTGTAAAACAAAATCTTCATCTTCTAATAATTGATCATTTATAATTGCTCTTGCATAGGCTAAACCTTTAGCTTCTTCATAGGGCATATCATAAATTTTAAATCTTTTATCTTTTCTATATTTGTCTACATTATCAAACCCATCTTCAGGGTTAAATTGCCTACAAATTCCAAAATGTATACGGTTAGGATATTTAGCTTGAGCTAAAGCATCTTCAATTGTAGGTATTAATTCTGGTTCCCTGTAAGCAGGAAGATGTAACATTATTTTTCTCATAAAAGTTTCTCTAGTCTTTCTTCATGGATATACCCTTTAGATACAGAGTGGGGCCAAATAACATATTTGTAAGGATATTCACCAAAAAATTCCCTCCATATTCTTACTATCCCATCTCCTTGAGAAGAAGTATGTAATAAAGTATCTATTTCGTTAGTATCAGCATCAACCCTAGATATAACAGTTCCATCTTCTTTTTCAAAAGATACTACCCAAAAATCATAATCATTTTCTTTAAAATGACCTTCATGTACATCAATACAATGTTTAAAATGTGGAAGTAAAGAATTTTCATATTCTAATTCACTTAAAGTTTGTGGATTTGGAGGTGGTTTTAAATCTAAAGTATATTGTTGTACTTTTCTATCTTTAAATCTTAACCCAGCATATTTTTCATATTCCTCTAAAGTACGTTCTTCACCAAAATAAAATTTACCAAAAGACTTTTTAACACAAGGGGTACATACTTCTCCATCCATTTCATGCATTAGTCTATATCTGTGGTGGGACTGAGCATCTCTTGTTTCCCAATCACTATTATCATCCCAATGTCTTTTTCCTGTACTTCTAGTATATTCATGCCATCCAATAATTTTATGTGGATGAAATAAGTCATAGCCATGAGTAAAAGCTCGAGCTGCTATACTTGGTTCTTCTCCATGGAAATACATTTGAGGATCGTGTTGAACTTCTTCACAAAATTTACCTGTAGTAAAAGCAAAATGTGCTGAATAAAATCTAGCAGGAATTGGTTCTTTTAATTTTTGCCATTCAGGAATTAATGAAGGGAAAGTGAATATATAACCTTCTGGGGTATATCTGTTAAAATCCATTTGCCAAACTTCTTGGGTTCTGCCTTGAGGATCATTATTAGGAAAAAAGGATGGTAAATAAGAAGTAATTAAAGGTTTTTTACTTCCTTTAGATTGAAGTTGTTTATACATTGCTATTAAATGTTTATCCCATTCTTCAATAAATCTTTCATGGGAATCTATTTGCAATGTATATCTTTCTCCTTTATAATATTGTTGGATTTTATGTCTAGCCCAGCATACTCCTTCAGCTTCTTCATATGGTATATCTAATATTGTAAACCTAGAATCATTCCAATATTGTTCAGGAATTACATCCCAAGTATCTTCAGCTGCATGTTGCCAGGCAATACAAATTCTTAAATTTTCTGGGTGTTTTGCGTTATATAATAAACTTTGAATAGTAGGGACAAGTTGGGGGTCTCTATAAGCTGCTATTTGTACAAAAATGGTATCTTTTTTTGTTTGTTTATAAGGAATAAGTATAGTTTTTTTCTTTTTAGGTTTATTATAAGAAACTAAATCATTTAATTTTTCTTGTCTTTCATCACACCCACAATCATCACCTAAAATTTTTTTAACTAACCATTTTATACCCGTAAATTTAGTAATAAATTCGATAGTATCACCTAATCCCTTGTGTTTCCCCATTATAAATAACTTTTATTATTAATGTACAACTTAATTATTTAAAAACCAAATTATTTTTATCTATCTATATTAATTATTATATTAGTATCTGTTATTTTAGATGTTGGTAAAGGTTTAGCTAATTTAGCAACTGCTAATAAATTATGATTGTCATCATATAACCCTACAGTAGTTACATAAGGAGCAAAATAAGAACCTGTTACAAAATCATATACAAACCCTTCACTACCTGTAAGTAATGTTGGGTTATTAGAATAATTATACTCATCTGCTCCTATAGTACAATTATATTGGGTTTCAAATATAGTAAAAGAACTAGAGAATGAAATTGTTACATCAGAACCTGTAATGTATGTATTTAAAAAATTATTATAAACCTCTCTTGGAGTAGCCATATTATATTATTATATATTATAAATATTTTAAATTAATACTTTTTAATTTTTTGTCCAAAGAGTATTATTTAAACAGATATATATACTTCCATTTTGATTAACATTGCCCTTAAATCTATTTAATAATATAGGTTCATTTTCAGGTATATTTTCGAAATCTTTCCCCCACCAAATGTCTAATAAAATTAAATCATAAGTATTTGTAGTAGTATAATTAAATACATCACCCACAATTAGATTAATAGATGAATCTAAATGATTGTTATTTTGTACCCAATAAACTAATTCACTATTATTATCAATTACATCTATAGTACTACAATCTGTATTATTTGAAATCCAATAAGGCATATATCCTAATCCTAAACCTCCAATTAATATAGAATCATAAGTTAAATCATGAATTCTACTGCAAATATTTAAATAATCTTCATTATTTTTTAAAGGTTGTCTAAAATGTTTTTGGTCAAAAAACCAATAACTATTTTCTATAAATTTTATATTAAAGCTATTGCCATCATATTCAGTAAGTAAATTATTAGGTATCATATTATTTTATTTTTAATTAAAAACTACACAGTCCTGTTAATGTTAATACTCCACTACCATTAGTTGTACCATATTCAAAACCATCTGAAACAAAGAAGTTATTAAGTGTTTTAACACAACTTGTATTAGTATATATAGTTATACCATTTGTAAAACTACTGCTACTAGCTCCTAAGTTAGATGGTATTGCTTCACAGGCAGTGGCAGCAGAGACACTACTAAATCCTAATGATTGAGTAAAACAACTTACGGCATTAGTTGGAGTTCTAGAAGGTGTTCTACTAATTGAAGGTGTAATACTTACACTAGGAGTTCTAGATACAGATGGAGTCCTTGATTTAGAAACTGATGGTGTGGGAGTAGTACATGTACTAGCTATATCAATTACTTCCCCAACATTATTAATCTGAATTGCTTTTGTAGGTGAACCTGTTGCTGATGCTATACCATAGTAATAAGATTGGCCATTAAAAGGTGTACCAACATTATCAGTTATAATTGTTCCTGTTGTAATAGCTGAGAATGTTGAAACATTAGCATATAATCCATTAGCTGCAAACCCAGCACAAGCATCAACTACATTAGTATAATTATTACTATCTGCTGTTCTAGCTCCTACAAAGAAGAAACCAGGTGTTGTTGAAATTGAAGGTGTTCTAGATACCGAAGGAGTTCTTGATGGAGTATTTGAAACACAAGTTGAAACTACTCCAACTTTAGCATAGTTAGTTCCTCCTTCAGGGCTAATAGTATAAACATTAGCTCCATTAGCTATATAAACAGGAGATGTAGCTCCCCCAGGAAGAAAATCTCTAAGATCCGTAGTATAATCCGCAGGGGTTCCAGCACTATCAGTTGTATATAGGTAATCTCCTACTTGTAATGGGGCTCTATCATAGTAAACTTTTGTTGTATGAGGATTAAAACATGCATCTACAGCAGTTAATGCTAAATTATATGTAAGTCCAGTTAATGGTGATGTTGGTGTTCTTGTAATACTTGGTGTTATACTCACACTAGGGGTTCTTGAAGGTGTTCTAGTAATTGAAGGTGTTAGAGATACAGAAGCAGTTCTTGTTATACTAGGAGTCCTAGATACACTAGGTGTTCTAGAAGGAGTCCTTGTAATTGAAGGTGTAATACTTACACTAGGGGTCCTAGATACACTAGGTGTTCTAGAAGGAGTCCTTGTAATTGAAGGTGTAATACTTACAC